ACCGCTGTGCTACTGTGGAATATGTGGTACATCCTGACGGGATTGAACCGCCGACCCTCTCCTTGTAAGGGAGACGCTCTACCGCTGAGCTAAGGATGCATATTAGTTTAGCACACTACCCCTTACCCCGTTGAGACAATCGCTGGACAACAGGTATCTCTCCTGCTTATTTATAATGGATAGTAGTATGCTAAAATAATAGTGCTGGTTACGGCTCCAGCTTGGACTTGTCGTATCCAACGGGTGGGCTACGGGTAGTTTAATACTAACTACCAAATACTGGCGGATCTAAGGGGTAACGATCCCCTTCTTTATGCGTGACAGGCATACGTGCGTCCATGAACACTTTAGATCCAATAACCGCTGTGTTTGTATATATAACTCACAACTTGTGCTTGCAGGGCCTGATCCTGAAACCACTGCTGTGGTGTATCACCACCAAACGCAGTGTTTGGTGAATTCCACCACTGTTGTACCAGTTCGTATGAGCCTAACATTGAGAGCAGTAACTCGTCTAAGTTGTGGGTCATGCTATCTCCTGGTGCGGGCAGAGAGAATCGAACTCTCAACTAATGCTTGGCAAGCACTGATTTTACCATTAAACTATGCACGCGTTTTGGTGCGGCTGGAGAGACTCGAACTCTCAATCCCGAAGGCATCAGGGTTTAAGTCTGATGTGTATACCATTCCACCACAGCCGCATTATCTTCTATTTCCCTTACGCAAATTCTCTTCTGCTGTAAGGTATTGTAAATTATCTTCTACGTGTAGACCGCACACCCAATCACTGGTTAAAGGATAAATATGATCTACATGGTGTCCTTTTGGACAATTTACATATATTTGCTTTATATTTTCTAAATTGGCCCAATTAGGTGTGGCTCTTAATTTAGCAGCTCTACGTAATGCCGTTCTAGCATTATACTCTTCTCTGTGCTCGTCTATATACTTTTTATGGTAAGTATCTTTGTGCCTATTATAGTACTCAGCATTTAAATCTGATTTGCAAGTTTTACACGTTGCAGATAGTCCATCAAAGTTATGTAAGTCTTTACTAAAGCAAGTATGTTCTAATATAGAGCTACAACAGGAACACTTTTTTAATTCAGCATTATTTAACAATGCTAACTTCCAAGTATCTCCTCCACCAGTACGTTTACCGAATAGCGGAATAAATACTCTTGCAATAATTCTATTAGCTGTTTGCTCACCAATATTTAATCTATTTGCCAATTCTGGTACAGAATCAGTCTCTAGTATTGCTTCTACAAACTCTTTATTAGTTAGCTCTCTTGAATCTCCGTGCCTCTTTTTTATAGTATCATTAGGGGCAAATCCAAGAGCTTCTATGACTTTTGATAAAATTTCAGTCATTTCTGTCTCCCAAAAATATATTATACTATATAAGGAAACAAAAATCAAGTTAAATTTTGGTGGAGTAGGTAGGGATCGAACCTACCTGCCAGAGGCCACCGGGTTACAGCCGGCTAGAACGCCATTGTTCCATCTACTCCGATTTAAAAGAATAATTATATCAAGATTTGCAAAACAAATCAAATACAAATTTTGGCATCCCGCCAGGGACTCGAACCCCGACCAACAGTTTTGGAGACTGGTATGCTGCCATTACACTAGCGAGATATAAAAGCCCTTGAATAAGTATTAGCGGACATTATGGTTAGATTACAAGTCTAGAAGTAACCGCTAAAAGTGCAAAGGGCTTAGATTTGTATAGGAACAAATCGAAACGGAACGTTGGTTTCAGCTCAATTGAAGAAGTAACCGTTTCTATCACCATATACAAATCTAAGCCCTTAGCTTAGAGCACCACTGCGAAACACCGACTGGCTACGGTTGTTAGTGTGGATTTAGACCATTACTGGTTTGACTCCTCAAACGCTTGAATGTAGTCAATGATGGCTTCACTAAAGCCATTGATCTCATGCCAAGCACTATGATTCACGCCGTGTTGGTAGCTGGCCACGTTCACCAGATAACCCTTGCCGCGCGGCGATTGTGGGCGGTCATAGCTTTGCTCGTCGGTAAATACGATTACACGATCGTAAGCAGTTTGTGAGTCAATTGTACGCATTGCTGTGCCTAGCTGTGTGCCTCCGTGAGGCTGCGAAGCACTAATTGCTTCTACCAGCGCAAATCCACGACGAGGTGCGACTCGTACGGCATCGTAGCTAAACGAGTAGATTTCTACAGTCTCGCAGATTTCACGGCAAAGAATTGCCAGTGCTGCGGCCGCGTCAAAGCGGTCTAGGTCACTTTTTGCACTGATGTTAGTACCAAACATGGAGCCACTCACGTCGATAACTAACACAGTCTTGCCAGGCAGTTTAGGTACTGTGGCAAGTGCTCGGAACATCATTTGTTCCAACATATCCTCGTATTGAGGAACAATGCGTGCCGCCGCAATAAAGCGAAACGGCAGTACTCGTGACACATCTACGTTGGAGCCGTAACTACGGATAAGGGACTCCGCTACGCCACTCTGTGTCATGTTACGCAAGTTACGCAAGAAAGCTAGAGCACCAAGTTTGTTTTCTTGGATAAGTCGTGTGAATGTTTCACACTTGTCTGCGCCTGCGCTCAGTTGCACCTCCCAGGTATCTGGGGTTTCAAGCGTATCACTAGCAATTCGCTTGAAAAGTTCAGCTTGTTGAGCACTCTGCGGTTTAGGGTGGGTCAAGAACATCACGTCGCGTAGCTTAATCGCGGCACGGTTCTTGTTCCACTTGGCAAGCTGGTACTCGTTAAACTTGTGGAAACAAGCCGCCAAACCTTTTTTGATTTGGTTAGACACAGCAGTTTTGCCTTCCTGCCAGTAGATTGACAGGAACTCGGACATTTCGTCCGGACGCTGAATGATATTAGTCAGCGTTTGTGCTTGTAGGCGACCACTGCGAGCCAGTTCACGGGCAAGCAGCAGAGGAATATGACGCAGCTTAAATTTGCTTCGCGCCACTTCAGCCAAGTCGGCAACCTTTTCTGGGCTAACTCGGGCTACAAGATCTCGCACCAATTCTGCGTGGGACTTACCGTCTAGGTAGAACTGGTTTTCGTATAACATTGATGCTAACGTCACCCTACGCAATTGATTTTCTGCACTAATACTTGGTACTTGTGTTCCCACGCTATTAGCGGCAGCAAATTTATTTTTACGATTAATTGACGACATTTAGCAAATCCTTTTCAGTAGGCCGTGTCCAGCCACAATGTTGGTTACGTTTTTCTCTCAAAACTTCGTTTAGTTTTGTGCCCAAAAGGTTATGATTTCTGGCAAATTCGGATATATTATCTACTTTATAGATACGACCATTAGGACTCTTTATAAAGTAGTTTTTAGTAGAACTATCCAGTGCAGGTAACAACATTCTTCTAGACTTTTCTATATCTAGTGCAGTTTTTAGCTCTGCTGGTATCCAAGTGTGTTTTGATTGATTTAGTATGGTACTTACTACTGGTTTAGATACTCCGGTAATATCTACAATATCTTTGTATTGTACACCTTGTATTAATAAGTCTACTACCTGTAGTATTTGGTGGTGAGAAAACTTGGAGGCTGAGTGCGTTGTATCTCTACCAACATCTTGCCCTCCTGGACATTTATTTAATCCAGATAAACCCAAAGCATCTAGTTCTTGTATCCAAAATACTTCTAATTCATCTAATTGTGCAATATCACAAAGCTGTACTGTGATGAAATCTGGTAACCCGTACAAGTCAAAAGCACTTTGTACCTTTTTTGTATGCTTTCCAGTTTGCATTAGTCTTAAATGTTCGTACTTACGAAGATTTAAATCTTTGCTTTTTCCGACATACACTATGTCTTGCTCCCACCAATATAGAGCATAAATTCCAATATTCATTGGAACCTCCTGATCGAGAAAATTGGACTAGCCACTGGATCAGCAGTGGCAGGGGAGCTACCCTTTTCGTCACTATACCTAAATTAAACACACTGACCAAGAATGTTCGAAAACAGTTCTGGTGTCTTTGGATTAGAGTGGTTGTACGCCTAAACCACTGCCGCGACCAATTCGGCGGTAAAGTCGTTACATCATAGTACGTTAAGTTATGAAGTAACTGGCTTCTGTCGCTATGGTCAGAATGTTTAATTTAAGTATGTATTATACATGGAAAACAGGGAGAGAGCAAATGCAAATTTCTAAATCATAGTATGCGATTGCATAACTCTCTCACTGAAAACAATAATTATACAGTGTTTTGCACCGCATAACAAGTTTAAATTTTTGTTGGTGGTTTTGGCTAGATTCGAACTAACGACCAACGCCGTATGAAGACGCTGCACTACCACTGTGCTACAAAACCGTGGTTGCGGTGGTTGGACTCGAACCAACTAGGCGGAGCTTATGAGACTTGCCTCTACCCTGACTCACCGCGTTAAATCATGTTGTCGTTACCAAAACTTTGCTTGTTGCGCTGATAACGCTCGTACTGGTCAATCCAGTAGTTTAGCTCTGCTTCGTTTTGTGGATTACGATCACGTAGCCACGACTCCAAGTCGTCTGTGTCGCTGAATGCCGCCTTTAGCACTCGCAACACGCCTTGTAGTGCGCTCACGCTTTGTTCTGTACAAAACCGTACAGCTCCTGTGCTTTCTTTGTGATTTCTGCAAAGTCGTACTTTTGTGGAGCAAACTGCTCCCAATCTTTTAGACTAGCTGCTCCGATCTTCATGGCTTCTAGCCAGGCCTGACGAGCAAACTCCATGTTGGCCTCGTACTGTGACTCCAAGTATTCTTGAGCCAATTCTAGCATACGGGTGCGAATTTCGAACGGATTGCGTTCGCTTTTAAGATATTCTTTATTGGTCATGTGACCTCCTGTGTGTTGTGTGTAGGGGTGCCAGGCTTCCACTGGCTCCCACTTCGTTTTTGAGTCCGCGTGTCCTGGACTTACCGTACCTCGGGAGAAGGCGGATTTGGTACTGACGGAGAATTCCGAGATCTCAACCTGGGCCTTATCAAGACCCTGCTCTGCCTTTGAGCTACGTCAGCTTTTGTTCTTACAGTCATCACGGCAGTCGCAATGTTGGCAACCACCACAGCTACCACAGTCACCTTTAGTAGTGCTGTTGCTGTCTGTCATGTCTTTTTTGGGTTTACGTGCGTGGATGGCAGCTTCTGCTGCTCGGCAGGCTTGGAGTGTGTCAAACTGACAACGACCACGATTACCGTAACGGTACTTACCGTTGCTGCATTTATAACAGGGCATATTATAGTTCTTTTATGTTATAGGTGGTGCCACGAGCTGGACTCGAACCAGCCACACACAGATTTTCAGTCTGCTGCTCTACCTGATGAGCTACCGCGGCGAGATTACCAAGGACGTTTTTCTTGCCAGTGTACAGCCTCATAGCCGTCGCAATCAATGCGCCAAGGGCACGTACTCATGATTTGTGTACTGCAATCGTCTAGTCCCCAGCACAGTGGCGGTGTAGTACCACGCGCCGCTTTGATCTGCTTGTGAACTAATTCACGACGATTTGCAAGATTAGCTTCTTTGTCTAGCAATTCCTGCAGCTTAGGGTCAGACATATAAACCTAGGTATTAAATATTTCAATATTGAAAGCATTATTCTTAGCAATATTTTCCATTGCTGGTAAATACTGTAAATTCTCTATAACGTGGAGTCCACTAATCAAAACACCACGTAATGGTATTATATGGTCTACATGATAACCTTTGGGACAATTACTGTAGAATTTGGAGATAAGCTCAAGATCAGACCACTCTGGTGTCCTTTCTTGAATATAATGCCTCTCCAAAGATTTTTTAGCTTTAATACAGTTTCTACACGCTTCGCCTAGGTTATCAGTATTTTTAGCTCTTGCTTTAAAATCTTCTACTGGTAAGACTTTATTACAGCAAGTACATTGTTTATAACCAATTTCTGATAATAGTGTATACTTCCAAGATCTAGCAACAAATCCTGTACCAAACTTGGATTTCCTATCTGGAAAGTGAGGTTGTAAAAGTGACCTAATTGATGTTTTTACAGGCCCTTCGCTATAGTCTAGAAACTCAGCTGCTTCCTTAATAGAGTCTGTAGATATTAATGCTTCTATTAATTGTACAGAAGTAAACCCAGGTAAACCTCTAATAGGCTTCTTTAGTTGTATGGAAGGTTCTATACCTAACTTTATACATATTTGTTTTGCAAAAACTATCATTTTTCGAATCCTCACTTTACTATATTATAGCATATGAGTATTCGAAAAACAAGTATACTTTTGGGCAGGTGAACGGGTTTCGATCCCTAACTTCTTGTTTCACAGACAAGTGTGCTTGCCACTGACACTATTCCCTGCATTATTTGGCGGAACATATAGGAGTCGAACCTATCCACCCATTACTGGATGAGGGATTAGCAATCCCTTGCCTTAACCGCTCGGCCAATGTTCCATATAGAAATACACTGTTAAAATGTACTTTTATATGGTGGAACGGGTGAGACTCGAACTCACAACTTACCGGTTAAAAGCCGGGTACTCTACCATTGAGTTACCGATCCAGATTGCGCTTCCAGGGTCCACGAAGCTGCTTGTGGGTTTTCTTATGTGAACCAGCGCCACCGCGTTTCATTAACGCTAGAGCAACGTGGTTCCGTGGTTTTCGTGTTTTCATATAAATCCTTTGGTGGAGAAGGAGAGAATCGAACTCTCAACCCAAGCTTGCAAAGCTAGTGTTATCCCATTTAACTACATCCCCGAATTGGTGGGCATGGTGAGACTCGAACTCACACGCTTGCGCACTGGCTTCTAAGACCAGCGTGGCTACCAATTACACCACACGCCCATTTTAGATTGCTGGCTGTTTACTACCCAGGCCGCTAAGCCTGTGGTTCTAGCTTACCAGGTTCATGACGCCCACCTATACTAGAACTCAAACCATACCACCTAACCTTCCCGGGTGTTAGGTGTCTCAGGTCTGCAAGGTTCCGTAACTGAATCGGAATCGAGCAGCGAGCAATCTAAAATGGTCCGAGTGGAAGGATTCGAACCTTCGATCTTCACTTCCCAAAAGTGACGGATTAAACCAGACTTTCCCACACTCGGATAGCACTTTTTAGAGTAGTGCGAAATCTCCCCGATATAAGGATCTGTCGGTGGAAGCAAGATCAGAAACATTATTATACTATGTTAAGCAGTGTGCGTCAACATCAGTATTTTACAAGTGCTAGGATAACAGGTTTATGACCAACACCAAGTTCATCGCGCACTAGACCAATAGCAGTTTCGTAGTCACAACCCGGTACATCCCAACAAGCCAGCTTGTCATTAACTTTTGTGAAAACTCTCATGGTCTTTCCTAATCAATAAAGTATTATTATACACGACAAGCACTGGGGCATCAACGCTAAATTTTTACAGCTGTTCGGCCAACTTGAAACTAGCCAAATTCTTTTGCTTGCTCTCACACATAATATCCGCATGTGGAACAAAGCTGAGTGCCCACTCATTACAAGCGGTATTCCAGTAGTATTCACTGTGAGCACGCAGCTTGGCGGAGGTAAAGCCTAGCGACTTGAGTTGTTTCAAGTCTGGTTTCACCGTAGGATCGTGGTCAACTAAACAGTCTTCACGGCTTACGCTGTAGTGAATTACCGGACGTACACCACGCCAGCTATCGCATACCCGCTTAAAGCGTTGGTCGTCCGGTGTGATATATTCTCCACTGTGAATCCAGTGGTGGTGAATATCTAGCACAAGTGCACAAGTATCGACTAGTTCCAGACTAGCGTCCAGACCCCACGTAAATTCGGCGTTTTCGATGGTAAGAGTGTTACGTGCTTCGGGACTGAGCTTACGCATAGCGGCTTTGATACCGTCAGGGCCACGCTTGCCGCCAATGTGCACGTTGCACTTAAAGTCCTGAAACTGCCGACCGTAACCCATGTAACGAATCAGGTCGCAGTGATACTCAAACTCCATAATTGAGTTTTCCACAATCTGTGGATTTTCACTAGCAAGCACACAGAACTGGCCGGGGTGGAATGAGAGTCGCACATCGTGTTCACGAGCTAGTGCACCAATCTTGCCAAATCTGGACTCTAGTTCACCCAGCACATCATTTTGCCAGTAAAAGTAGGCCCAGTCGTCGTGGGTGTATGCTGGCAGCAAATCGCTGCTAATACGCATCATACGTAGGTGTGGAGGCTGTTTACTAAGCCAACGCACTTGTTCCAACACCGCAGCAGTATTTTTACGCATGATACTCCACAGCCGTTCTTCAGCTTTTTGCTTAGGCTGGTTGTTAAGCCAGGTAATAGTGGTCGTGCCGGTATTAAGACCCGGCCAGGCCTTGTCGTGTGACTCGTTGATTTTGCACGCAAAGCCGATGCGATTAACGGATTGATTAAACATATTCATAGCCACTATTATATAACATTTGCGGTTTAGGATCAAGCCCAAAAAACAAAAGGCCAACACGGTTAGGTGTTGGCCCAGCCCAGGCAACCGTTGGTTGTTGGGTAAAAGTGTTGTGGGCACTAGCCGCTTGAATACAGGCGACCAGTCTTCCTTATCAGTGAAGTGCCCACAAGAAAGTAACCTCCATCCTGTAGTTATCTGCCGGTTCTACAGGCTTGTACTCAGTGGCCTTGCACTCAGCGTACTCCCTCAGGGCAGTGAAGCAGCGACAGGTCTAGGCAGTGTAGTATATCGAGGTTACTTACTTGTGGGTTATGGTCTGCGGGTCGCAACATGCCCGTAGTTACTGACCTATTGCTACTGGATTCGGCGGTCGCGCCCACCGTCAAGTTCAGACCATATTTAAACACTCTACTGGTGTTACCAGTTCATACTCCGTAACGCTGACTAAGCTGTACCGTTCCGTGTGCCCTGCTAGTCAAGCAGACTGTCACTTGAACCTACGGTGAGAGTGTTTAAATATGGTGTTACTCTCCTAACCACATTTAACGGATGGGGTAGAGCCTTGAGTAACTGTCTAAGACAGGCTTTATTCCTGGTTGCAACCATATATTAGCACAATCAATATCAGTATAGTTGACGCTATACCTTTCGCTATTCGTCAAAATAACCGAATACAGCTTCTCTACCGCCATACCCGTCAATTATGCTAATATATGGTGGGCCAGGCAGGATTCGAACCTGCAACCATAAATTATACCAATCGCGTAAGCATATATTCGAATTCAGCCCAGACGTCAATGCCGAGACCCCAATTGCGGTAGAGGTTAAACTAGTCACAGTATTGTCTGTACGATGTGGTATTCCGGATTAGTGCTTTTACCACTTAAAGCTACCGGCCCATATATTAGCACTATGCAGGTGAGGCCCAGCCACACAATACTGTGTTGGTTTCCTTCTTATTAGTCATAGTGCTAATATATGGGGACGCTCCCTAAAGCGTCATCATATAGTCTTGCTACTGTTGGGCGACAGCCCTCAGGTCTAGATGTCCGCATACGTAGTCCACCATCACTCGTATGTTTTACCTGTATGTGCCGGACACATACAGCGCGCTGGTGCACTGCTGACCACTAGGGACTGTGGCAACAAGTGTCGCGGGACTTATTGTGATTGTTTGTAGAGTCGAATGGCATCAGCATCTAGCGATGCATAAGTGCGAAACTTGTCGCGGCCAACTTGATCGTAGAAGTCACTAGCCATTTGCTCCAATGCTTCCAGCTTTTCGATGCTAATCAGCGAGCAGGCAACGTACCGTGACATAAAAGCGTCAATTAAAAACTGTTTTGTGTAGCCTGCCATGTTTTCTCCAAATCAGCCTATATTATATCAACTTTCGGCGATCTCGTCAAGACTCAAAATTCGGATTGTTATATCACCACGAGTCTCGGCGTCTTTTAGCCAGCGCGACAGCACGCCTTGCATTAGGCTACTCATGTGGTAGTTGTCGGGGTGGCAACGGTACACACTGCCACTGTACCCATCAAACTCCCACCAGCCGTCTACCTGGCGAACGTTGGTAATGCCACTATTCAGTTTCCACGAATTCGAGCCGGCATATCCACCGTACCAGCCAGCAAAAACTTTGCGTGTTGGTGTGTCCAGTTCTGGAGCGTCGAATTCTAGTACTACCCAGGTGTCTGGTGTGTATGTGCTCATATTATTTCTCCAAATCAGTCTATATTATAAACTGATTCAGGCAAATAACGCAAGTGTAAAATTTGGCCCGTCTGGAGCGATTCGAACGCCCGACCAAGAACTTAGAAGATTCCTGCTCTATCCTCTGAGCTACAGACGGTTATTTGGTGGTAACTGGACCGTATACCTGGAACAGCTCGGTTTCGTAGAGTTGCACCAGTTGAGGGTCCATGTACTCGTAGTTGTCTGGAATGTCCAGCACAATTTGCTTGCGCTCAATTTGCTCCAGCAAGTCTTTATGGCCCAGGAAGTTGTCCTCTAGCTGCCACAGGTTCTCACGATTAACAAATACGATCTTGTCAGCCCAGTTAACCAGGTTGGCACTGCAAGGGATTAACGCGTAGTTAAAGTTCGAACCACAACTACGAGCATTAATGCCGCGCTGAACCGCTAAAGCGGCACCGGTTGGGCTTCGCAGGAGGCCAGCACTACACACAAAAAGCCAGCGAGGAGCAGTGCCTTGATAAGGATTTGAGTATGGAGCATTTGTGTCAAAGATTGCAGCATTTTTAGTTCCACTAGCAAAAGGATTGGTATTCATATAACTGTTTTGGTAAATCATGTGATTATTATAGTGGATTGGGCTGCGGGTTTCAACGGCAAATTTATCGGCCTACTAGCGAAAGGCACAGCTTGCACACAGGAAAATCGTCGGTATCATGCTGGTGGTCACTGCCCCAGATACCGCAGTGTGAACACTCCTGCACGTGCTGGTCTAGCGTGGCGTCGTCTATGTAGTCCATGTCAATGTCTAGGTCGCGGCAGGCTTCCCACAGGGTTTTACGGGTACGGCCGAGGTACTTGGCTAGCCGCTTATAGTTATGGTTTGTATCTGTCATCTAAGTGTGGGTGAGTTTTTTCGAACTCCAATAAAAACATAATGCAACAAGCTGCATGTGCAAGGTGTGATATTCCCGATTCTGGGTCACGGTCTTCACCAGCATTAAACGCGGTAAGATGACGCATTGCTGCAGCTAAGGGTCGGCTCCATGCAAAGCCTTTGCGCCAGTTATGTTCAGCATACTTTTGTGCTCCAAACTTTAATACTGCCGCAGTTTGGTTTAGTGCTTCTGTGGAAAGAAGGTGTAGTGGTAGTTTATCTTGATCGTGTTTAACTGCACCAAATTGTTTTTGGATTGCAGCTAATGTTTCTGGCGAAATCTGTACGTTATCTGGAATTGCTTTTGGTAAATCACTAGCACTAGTGCCTGGCAAGTGTTTGCTTAGGTCAAACGGCTTGTTTAGTTGTTCGATCTTACCTACAACTGTATCTAGTTCAATTTGTTCGCGGATGTTGTTCATTCGTGCTGCCTGTTGTGGTCCTGGTTTGTGTGGTTTCTTCATAGTGTGTGCAAAGTCTGCAAATCTTCTGTGGTTTTATGGGTGCGTCTAGCACAGGCTTTATGCCTCGTGCATAACAGTATTCTGTATAGTCTCGCCAACCGTACTTGGCCATGTATTCACTAAATGTCATCTGGCTGACCTCGTAGTATGGGATGTGTTAATTATAACACTACACCACCACACTATCAAGCACAAATTTTTGCGGTTTGGCGCAACCCCCACACAAAATTTTACACTTGCCGTGCAGTGGTTGCTGTGTTATAATAACACATTACGCCACAAACTACTATGGACGCACAACAATTAATTCAACGCCTGGTCTCAGGCGAAACTGTTATTGTAACTGATGCTGCGGGCGTTCGTCGTGAAGAACGCCGCGCGCCTACTAGCACAAGCCTACAAGCTGCTCGCGCACTACAAAAGCTGCTGGAAATTGACCAAGCAAATGCACGAGTAATCACTCAACTTCAACGTGATAATGCCCAGCTACATGAGCAAATACAATTTTTACAAAGCAATCAATCTAGCGGGGCGTCTAGCACACAAAGCGGAACTGAGTCTAGCAACCAAGGATGAAGCCGAAGCTGTCGACGTTATACTAGAACTGATTGCACAACTCAAAGGACAACAACATGAGCACACTCAGCAAAAAAGTACTGGTGTGTTTGTGCCTACTGCCCCTACTCCTCCCTGGACGTTTACTAGTACAGGCGCCGGCGGATCGCACCTTGGGTATCCACACCGCGGCAGCTGATGCCCGACAGGTAGATTGCCTAGCACGTAACATCTACCACGAAAGTCGTGGTGAGTCATTTTGGGGTCAGGTAGCAGTAGCACAAGTCACACTAAATCGCGCTAAACATAAACTGTGGCCAAGTAACCTGTGCGCGGTTGTATACCAGCACGCACAGTTTTCTTGGACGCTAACCAAGCGCAAACCTGTACGGGATACCAAAGCCTGGCGTGAAAGCATGATTATTGCACGAGCTGTGTTGCGTGGTACACTACACATACCAAACTTTCACGCCACACACTTTCACACCAAACAGGTAAAGCCACGGTGGCGTCGCAGCATGCAGGTAGCAGCCACTATTGGCAACCACATTTTTTATCACTAAAGCAGGGCCAGTCAAGTTGTTTTAGACTTGCTGGCCTTTGCTTTATGTGTTATAATATGTGATTAAAGGATAAAATTATGAAAATACGACTAATGAGCGACCTGCATACGGAGTTCCGGCTACCGTATAAGTCTCAGCCGTTTAACGACTATCACGGCGAAGATGTGCTAGTGTTAGCTGGCGATATTGCCAGCGGAAGCAAGAACACTGTGGAAGTGTTGCAGCACTTTGCCAACATCTTTCCCCAAGTTGTGTACGTACCTGGCAATCACGAGTACTACGGCAGCAGCTTTGACGAATTCAATAGCAAGATGATTGCTAAGTGTGCAAAGCTAGACAATGTGCACTTCTTGCACCGTGACACTGTGCAGCTTGGTGGTGTGTGGTTTATTGGAGCTACCTTATGGACTAACTTCAACAAAGACCCACTGAGTGAACACGCTGCACGCAAGATGATTGCAGACTTTCGTTTAATTCGTGACTTTAAGCCAGGGGACGCGGTGGAGCAGTACTACCTTGATCGTGAGTATCTGAAGATGGCTTACGAAAATTTTGTGGGACCCAAGGTGATTGTTACACACTTCTTACCAGCTCGTGAGTGCATTAGCCCACGTTTTAAATCTGATAACAGTGGCCTAAACGACTACTTTGCCAACAACCTAGGTGACTGGATCTGGGACTTGCGTGACACCACGTGGATGTTTGGACACACTCACGACCCGGTAGACTTGTGGTTGGGCGAGACCCGTGTTGTTGCAAACCCTCACGGTTACTGGACTGCTGCGGATGAGGGTCAGCATTTTGATCCATACAAAACTATCACAATATGAACGAAGGTTACCTTGAAATTCGTGCAACCTGCAGGCTAGTTAGTTACGAACGTAAACTAGCCGCAGGCCGCCCACTATACATCGAAACGTATCGTGACGATACTCACGAGTACAATGCCTTATTCACACTAGACTCTACTTCACCATTTCCACTTACTATTACACAATATGCAATCACAGATCTCTGCGAAAATCCTAGCTGATTCAGTTAGTCCCCAAGGTACTCGAATGACCACCATGGAGATTGAGTATCCACGATTTATCCTGGCGGAGTTGAATACTCATCGTATGCTGTCTAAGAATAGTGCCAGTAGTCGTGCTATTCCAGTCAAGACTATGCACGAACATATTCGCAACCACCCAGCTACACCAGTTCACTGGGGTAAAAATCAGCCTGGAATGCAAGCCAAGGCGGAACTAACAGATAACGACCTGGCTGATGCCAAGTTTATCTGGCGTCGAGCAATGGACGATGCTATTCACTGGGCATGGGCACTTGCAGACCGTGTAGGCTTGCACAAACAAATTGCTAACAGGATTACTGAACCGTGGATGACAATGAAAACGGTTATTAGTGGTACTGAGTGGCGTAACTTCTTTTGGCTGCGTGCACATGCTGATGCACAGCCTGAAATTCACCAACTTGCGGTAGCTATGTGGGATGCCTACAATGCCTCCACACCGCAACACTTACAACCTGGAGAATGGCATGTTCCCTATGTCACTACCTATCGCGATTCTCATACTGGCGTGCTGCATTACGTTGATAGCAACGATCAGTATATTAGTGCAGAAACGGCACGTATTATCAGCGCTAGCTGTTGTGCTCAAGTGTCGTATCGTAAGAACGATGATAGTATCGAGAAGGCTCAAAAAATCTTTGACCAGTTAATCAATTCACAGCCGTGTCACGCCTCTCCAGTTGAGCACCAGGCTACACCAATGGACTTACGTACCTATTGCAACTACGAACCAGAAACGTGGGAATACGGAGTTACTCACGTAAGTGCTAATGGCGACCTGTGGAGTGGCAACCTGCGTGGCTGGATTCAGCATCGCAAACTTATTCCAGGAGAAGCACAATGGTAATCAAAGTACAACAAGACGAAAGCGGCGAATTCTACATAGAACTACCGCCGGAATTATTAGACCAGGTAGGCTGGAGTGTGGGCGATACGATTGAGTGGTCACAACACGAAAATACTACAAATACATGGGTGCTTAGTAAGAAAACATGAACGTAGTACTATACACCGCGGACTTTGAGCCGATTACAGTGCTGGATCTCCCACTATGGTTGCTGGACCAACTAGAGCGTCAAGGTGCAGTGCGAATAGCTGCACTCAAGCCGCCAAGCTGGGAAGACTTAACTAAACCGCCGAACTTTGAGCCGCCTGAAACAGTAACCATTCGCTGTGAAAAGCTGCGTTGGCGCGACGGCACGCTCAAGCCCATACTGATCACCGATGACGAAGAGCTGGCACTGAGCCTAAAGCCCGAGTGGTTGCCTGGTCAGCTACAAGCTGTGCACAGTTACAAGCAAGCTATTCGTAGTCTAACACAGCAGTTAGTAAAGGCAATGCGAAAATAAACAGTTGATTTGCCAACTGACTCCGGGTATAATAATCTTTATTCAGTTGGAGATCAATTATGTATTTTTGCGTCCGATGCAGTGATGAAGTAAATCCCAGACGTTGGGCACTGGGTCGCCATACTTGTTTGCCGTGTGGTGAGCGTGTGGCACGAGACTACAAACACACTATTGTACCACTGGCTAAGTCAAACTATCAGCCAGTTACTGATCTTAACACACTCAAACAACTAAACAAATATGCTAAAACTTGAAGTTACTTGCGAATCACACGACGAAGCACGTGTATACCTTAATGCACACCAGTACCATAATCTCATCAGCGACCTGTATAACGCACTGCGCGGTGCACGCAAGCACGGCGACGACGATGCGGTGCTGCGTGTTGTAGACACCTGGATGCCGGACCTGTGCAACGCTATCGACAACTCAACCGGAGCCTACTAATGCGGAAGCCAATCTTTAACCTTGATCGTGAATTTGTCCAGTGGTATCACCACGACGACTACAGTGGATATGGAGCTACTCGTGAGATGTATGCAATCGACGCCAACAACTGGAACTGGTGGATGCGTGCGGCCTACAAAGCCGGTGCAGAAGCCATGTGGGATGAAATCAACCACACGCTAGCCCAGTACGCCTGTGCAGTTGAGGGTCTTGAGCCAGAACTGCTAGAGCCGTGTGAAATCTATGATCGTGCTCGTGAAAACCTTCACAGCCACGTGGCCCAACTGGAGTTGTTTGATGCTGTATAACCCACTACGACCACACATTGTGGAGTTTGGCGGTGGCCGTGCTTATGCAGTTCGCCGGTTTAGCTTGAGTATGCTGGGCTGGGTGTATTTTGACGCACAACGAGTGCACCCAGACCACTACTGGTGGACCTATGTGGGCTTTGCAGGTAAGTGGCTTCTTGTTGCCACATTAGACGAAGCCAAACAACTGCTTGCAGCAACGCGCAAACCTAAACCAGCACAAGTTACTAAGGTATATACATCATGAAAGTTAAAATTGGCCCGTACCTTAACTGGTGGGGGCCTTATCAAATTGCTGAACTACTGCTAGGCAATCCTGACAAAGATCGTTTTTGCATGGACTACAAACCTGGGTGGCGTGCTCGTATGGCTGACCGGCTCGGTGATTGGCTGGCTAATACCCGGTTTGCTGATCTGTGCCAGTGGATTCACGACAAACGTAAGCGTCAGGTGTATGTGCACATTGACAACTACGACGTGTGGAACATGGACGACACACTCAGGCTAATCATCCACCCCATGCTGGTCCGGCTCAAGCAGACCAAGCATGGCAGTGGTTTTGTGGATGATGCCGACGTACCGGACCCCTTGCAGAGCACTGCACCGGGTGCTCGTGACGGCTGTGAGAATCCGTGGGACAGTGACCACAATCTGCACCCACGCTACGACTGGCTGCTGGACGAACTAATCTGGGCGTTTGGTCACGACAAAGAAGCAGTGGAGTCCGGCTTCTACGACCACAGTGCGGTAGATCGCACCAAAAACCTAAACACACAGGTTAGCCAGCTAAAGGTGGATCGTGAGGGGTTGGAAGCCTACCACGCTCGCCTATCAAACGCTTATCGCTTATTCGGCAAGTACTATGAAACTCTTTGGGATTAAACATGACAACTGAATTACTAGTATTTATTGCACTGTGCTTCTTAGTACTAGGCGTGATCAGTGCGTTTGCATTTTACATGGTGTGTAAAAGTGCAGCTCCAGCACCTGAACCGTACCCCGTACCGGACAACTGGCCTTTTCCAGACTCCAAGCCATAATGTGCTTAACACCACAAGGGCATTCACGCTGATTATTATCGGCTTGAATGCCCTTTTGTTTTGCGGTATAATAGTTGTATTACACAGGAGAAAACCATGAAATTTTACAAACGCCGCGCGGTCTACGCCGAACTCCGTAACTACTGCCACCTTAGCAAACACGAAGTAGTAGAAGTGTGTGAGTGGTACAACGGTGAAGGCTGGGACATTACCATCGGTGACAAGACCTTTCCGCTTACCAACGGCGAGCTGCAAGCTATTACCGTCCTATGCAACGTATCCCACAAGGAGTCCGACAATGACTAATCACAATGTAACACCAGCAGAAGTGCTAAAACGATTTATTGATCGTGACAACAAAGACCAAGAAACTTTTGCACAAGCAGTGGAGTCAAAAACCAAAACTGAGCAAGAGGCTATGATAGAGCTGTTAAATAGTCGTGTAAAAAACCTGTGTGCAATTTGTGCATACACACTAGAAGTTCTGGAGGCTAAGAAATGATTAAACCCAATACACTGTGCATGGTTCGTGGCGTACCCACCAACACTCCCGGCTGGGACTGCAATGGCAAGATTGTCCAAGCTAAAGAGCAGTTTGGAGTCTTGTGGCGGTTTGAGCCAGCACTGCGCACTACGTGGAAAGCTCCACACGGCAAACAGACTAGTGCAACCATTGACCTTAGCGAAGCCCGCTACCTGTACCCGCTAGACGACTTCCACGACGAGCTGGCACACGAAGCACTAGACGAAGTACTGGAACGCACCTTTCGTGAAACCCTTGAACGTGAACTGAGTAAAGTATGAACCACACCATCTGCGATAGCTGCGAAACAGTTGTGTACTGCCGCAAACACGGCTGCATTCCACTACAGCCACGACCGTACAACCCAGAACCCGATGTACGTGAACTAGCCAAGTGGCTAAATGAGGAACCCAACCGCCCACTAAACCGTCCAGCTCTAGCACGAGTCCTAGCTTATCTACAAGGCTACAGCAAGTGATACGCTTAAACCTACAGTTAACCAACCCGTACAGCAACCGCTTCAATCCCGGATGTACTTGGTGTGGCAGTCTAAGCACACACAAATCGTGGGAACTACAAGTTATGCACACATCCGACATACTGTGTGTGCGTATTGAAGCTACACACAAGGTTTCCCACGCAGGCCTGGCTCTAGAGCTTGGATTGCTGGGTTTTAATATCGTCCTGGTGCTGTGCGACAACAGGCACTGGGACCAACACACACACAAAACTGGAAATAACATGAAACTAGATCTCAGACAAATTGCATACGACTGGGTCGGTGCTCAACTAGTAGCGGACGCACGACAGACGCAACTTAACCAAGCATTTCAAGCTATCTCACCCGACAATCAGGTGCTTGATCTTGACGTGGTCAACCCCCACTATACACGTCTAGTCCAACAACTGGTTGGCCCACAAGCCTGGGACTGGATCTCGTGGTGGTGTTGGGAGTGCGACTACGGTCGCCAGCCCCGTGAGTTCCGCATCAACCACGTGGCTTATACCACCACTGATATGACCTTTCTTAAATTCTGGGAGTTGACTTGTGAGTAACACAATTAAACGTCTGCTGGACTACGCCGGCTTCAGCACAACCGAACACACTCAAGCGCAGCATCTTATCATGCTTGCCGTTAGTGAAGTGCTAGTCATTGCTTACCAAGAACTACACCCACAAGCATATGCCCAACTACTCACCAAAATTCAGCAAAGGTTTGAACAATGATTCCCGCTCAACTAACACTACGACAAAAACTCACTATTCAGATTGCAGTGCAAGAGGAGTTTGGTACAGCTACACAAGACCAACTCCTAGACGAAATCTGCAAACTACGATACCGCGTAGCCGAACTCACCAAATACGCCAGCGACCTAGGCTGGATGTTGCAACCAGAAAGTATGGGACGATAAATGAAATGTTTTCGCTGCGACAAACCAGCCACACTGGTCAACCACACACAACACGCCGGCACACACTACTGGTGTGATGCACATGTGCCCCAAGAAGACCGTGACGAGTGCACTCCCATTCCACCTACCCTGCCTCCACTGCTACAAGACTTACCGCCACACATGCCCGACCATCAGTGGTTGCTAGATAAACTGCAAGAAGAGGCCGCTGAGGTTATCCAAGCTGTGAGCAAGATCAGACGATTTGGGCCACACAACCACCACTAATCTCCAAGAACTCACAGGTGAACTAGAAGATTTTCAAGCTATTATCTGGGCACTAGAAGAAGTGCAGTACCTGGACCCTAAACCGTCGACTACCAGCACTATTCGGAAATATCAAGCCCTCATGGGGTGATAGAAATCTGCACTTGTGTTCTATATGCCGAGTATGCTATAATTTAGTATAAATTCTAAAGATTTAATACTCGGTTTGAATTCATATGATTGCACTCAATCATAGAAATTGTCATGTACTGGTGAGGATCCGCTACGTCGGAGGGGCCCAGAGACAGGGCAAATTTTTTCGATTTAGGGTCAATCATAAATGAATTTACAAACCGATAGCAACTGCTTAATTGGGCAAATTGTTTTATTAAAATAATCACTAAAGCTAAAATAATGTTAATAAAGAAACAAGACTTGGATGCACTTGACTACAAAATGTTAAGTGGTTTAACTCAAAGTGAGCTGGAAGACTGGGTTAAATTGCATAAGCTGTCCACCTACTCCGGCTGGTTGCTACCTCAGATGGTAGCATATTTTGGGTCATGGACCCTAGTTCGGGATGCAGCAGGTAGTCCAGATATTTTAGCTACACTAAAACAAAATTGCGGAACTGATCCTAAACCGCTGGTGTTATGGAAGTTGAGCAGGCTAACACGCAGTAAGATACTAGACCTACAAGCCAAGAATCCAGATTACGGTCAACTTACTCCGCTTATCCTAATGGGATTTAAGCGGTATCAGAATGTGCCTTACCAGTCATGGCGTGGACTACCAAACCTGGAGTACATTCTAGAACCCAAACTCTATGAAGCCCTCCACCACGACGACTACAGTTGGTGCGATTTAGGGTCAGAACGGCTGCTGGAGCTACGTAATCAGGGGCTACTTAACAAAGCTGGTGAGAAAGCGGGTACACTAAAACCTGCTGATTCTACTTGGGCACTAACAGGAGTTCAGGCCACAGAAATTGGTCACCTGCCAAAACTCACTCAAACAATTCTTACACAGATTTGGTTAGCTCACCCAACAAAACGAACACCTTACATGATTCTAGATTTCAAGAACTGGGATCATATGCCAGACCCACTTGTCTCTGGTGAGATTTTTAAACCAGTGGGACGACCAGATCGCCATGTAGAGTTAAAACACAAACTAAAACAACCTGACACAGCAGAATTACCCTGGCTATGAAATACACAAACGAAATCACAAATAAACTGGTCGAGGACTACAAGCGGGGTCTGACCGTGGAGGAACTGGCCACAACCCTGCAGGTGCCAAGTCGCAGCATAATTGCTAAGCTCTCAAGTTTGGGTGTCTACCAGCGAAAAGTGTACACCAACAAGCGTGGTGAGCTGCCACAAAAGAAAAGCGAGATCATCGAACGCCTTGCCACTCTGCTCCAGGTGGATAGTGAACGACTGGAGAGTCTAGAAAAGGTCAACAAAACCGTGCTCCTACTTATTGAGACCAAACTCGACCCTAAACCGCACCATGCGGAGTAATCTCCACTTAAAACAAGTAAGCCCCCACTATCATGACGATAATGGGGGCTTTTTTGTGCCTGCGGGAGACTACCCCAATTTAGGGTCAGGCGAGCAAAATGCAGAAAATGCACTTGACCCTGCAGGTTTACCACTGTATAATTGGCGCAGACCGGGTGTGAAATTTTGGTGGTGAGCTTGGTGTGGGCAAAACAAAGCCCACCACAGGAGCGACCTGTGGTGGGCTTTGAACACCGGCTGTTGCAACAGCCTTAAGTTTTTAGTTTGCTCAAACAGCGACTTACACCGGCTGTACCAACACCGTTTTACTGCACTGACCCTAAACCGCAGCACATTAACAGGTTTTGTGGACAATAACCTGGGTATCTGCAGCAGGGGAGACTTGTTGTGCTACGCTATCAACGCCTGCACTGTACATTTTTTGCCTCTTTACGCTTTGAGGGGTTCCGCACTTTAACGACCACGCCGGTTTAGGGTCGGGTTGGCTACGCACAACCATACTTTATTGAACTCTGTTTTAACGAGTTTCAGGAGCCTCACCATCTCGGGCCGATTAGTAGCCACACTATACATCAAGACCATTTAACGCCGGTACAGGATAAGGCGGCACTGGATATAGACCGTGCGGGCCTTGGAGTTACTCATTTCCAGTTACTCACTTTCAGCCATAGCTCCGTCCGGTGTTCGCGCATGGCTACTAGGCTTCGGGAGGGACAGGCGTCCTGGTTTCGCTGGGTTTTCATCCAGACCCTCAGGCGTTGCAAGCAGGACTGGGTCTAGGGTCCGTACACTTGCACTGCGCTCCTGAGAGTTTCGCCCCATTGCAGGGTGCTCATCAGTGGATTTTGGTACTTCCAGGGGGAATCGAACCCCTCCTTCCCGCCGTGAAAGGGCGGTGTCCTAGCCGATAGACGATGGAAGCATATTGGTTGGGCGGCCACTAGAGAAGTATTCGGTGGCCATTAAGTTGTTATTCATCAAACATGATCTCATAACACCCTAAAGCGAAAGCTATCACTGCAAGCAAAACCCTGAGCTGCGAACTGGCCCACACTGCCGGTACATCCTAACGCTAGTGCGGCGATTGCACTGTCTGAACTAAGATCGCATAGGGGTTGGCACAACGGTAACTTCTGTTTTTGCTTAGCACTACCAGCAAGTAGCTGATAGCTTTCGCTTTAGTGTGCTCGGGGCTGTGGCTCGGAGTGCATTTTCTCCACAATTAAGACGTATCAGCTTGACGCTGCCCGCTGTCACCCTGTCTTCAATATATATATATAAATTATACAGTAGTTTAAGTATAAGTTCAAGTCGAAAATTAGACAGTTGCCGCAAACAGACTAGCCACACAGATACGACGTCGAGTAATCACTGATTAGCGAGGTGGGCTGCTGAGCTGAACAGGCCGGCAATTGCTTGCCATTTAACAAGGCCCTTCTCAACTGTCTAAGATATTATTATACCGGGTTTGGGTCAGAAGATCAAGTATGGATTTTCTGACCCTAAACTTAAACTACCCGGTCAACCAGTGCTTCCAGTTGGTCGTGTGAAGCCTTTTGCAGGCTTTCCAGGCTGCCGGGGTCCATGCCCAGCTTGCTTTCCAGCAAACCGGTCAGTGCAGCCTTGGTAACGCGAGCAGTGCCCTTGCTCTTGGTCTTGGCTTGATACACACCTTCGCGGCTGAGCTTGGCTACCACGCTGCGTACACTCTTGCCCACAGCCTCGGCCAAGGCTTCTACAGTTTCACCCGCTTGGTAGCGAGTCACCAGTTCCAGGGTTTGTGCTTCGGTGTAGTTGGTTTTAGTTGCGTCAGTCATCATATGTCCTTTCGTTTGGTTTCTGCGCTGATTAAAAGATTATTATATACTCAAAACGGAATGTCGTCAAATGCAAAGTTTTCGGTGTGGGGGTAGGTATCACTCACAATTTCGCGGACTTCGTGGTCCACCCACTCCGCGTACCACGCCTCCTGATCCAGCCTAAAAAATTCATTGTCAGTCATGTGGGATTCCTTTCAATCAATATAGTTATTATAGCCCAATGGGTTGCAGACAACAAGACAAGATTTTTGTGTTTGGTAAGCCGCGGTGAAAATACACTTGACTTGGAAAGGTTTTCCACTGTATAATGGGCGCACGCGACCTACGTGGGAGTTTTTGCACTTGATTGGCCACTGGCGCGCGGCACGTGGGAGTTTTTGCACTTGATTAGCCACTGGCGCTGCTGCGCTGCGTGTAGTACAAAAGTACACATATGCGCGGTGGCTTATATTCGTGGGTGCTTATATAAGCGCATGCATATATGCGCAAGTGCGAAAATACAACACAGTGTAAAGATTTGTAAAGACGCTTGACACGCGCTCCAAAATTATGATATAATTTTGGCGCAAGTTTGTAATACTTTTGTTTTCAATTTTTTCTGAAAACCAAGTATTACAACCGATTTTGGGCAAAATAAAACCCCGATTATCTCGGGGTTTTATTTTAATGATAAAGCGGCTGAATAACTAGCGCATTATCTGGAATATAAATTAATCGTTGCACCAAGTCAACCCCCCAATCAAAATTTTTAAATAGTTCTTCATCAGGCCAACCTTCAAAACCGCAAATATCCTTATAATAGTTTGCAGCCCGGTCAATAATAACCGCATTAATAGTGGCAACCTGAAAACCATTATAGTCTGCCAGATTAACGTGCAATTCTTCAAATGTGAAAATCATTTTAAATCCTTTTTGATTGAACGGTAAATGGGGCATTATGCCCCATTATTTACAGTGGCTTGCTATTTGCAAGGGCTTCGAAAATCGCCTTCAGTGCCGATTTGTTCGCTTTTGTCAGTGATTCAATATCATTTTCAGGCAACCGCAAAATCGCGCCGATAGCGTCCGCGTGAGCGTCTTTTTTCACGACTGGCTCGCCAGTTTTAGTTTTGTAGGTCTTTTTCTGGTAAACACCCTCGCGCGACAGTTTAGCAACAATCGAGCGAACCGATTTGCCCAGTTCGCTAGCGATTGCTTCCACAGTCACGCCAGCCGCATAATCGGCAACCATTTTTGCAGTCATTTCAGGGGAATAGTTGACAGTTTTGCTAGTCTTTTCCATAGTGTTACCTTTCGGGTTATTCCGCTGCGCCCTTCGCTGCGGTATGGGATTATTATAACGCAAACCAGCCCCACAAACAAGACTTTTTTGCAATTTGTACAAATACAACATAGGGGGAAACACCTATTGACCGGGGCCGCAAAATTATGATATAATTTTGGCGCACCGCCTGTAATACTTTTGTTTTCAATTCCACCTGAAAACAAAAGTATTATATTGGGGCAAAATAAAAAGGGCTTGCGCCCTTTTAAAAAAAGTTAACCAATCCGATTACATTTGCAACAAAAAATGTGCCGTTTAGTACACCAAGCGCACGATCTTTGCGCGTCCAGGCCACAAACAACCAAGCCAGCGAACCAAAAGTAAACAGTACATACCCAATTTGAAACATTTTGGTTGCAACGGCAAAACTGCCCAAAATTGAGGCAACTGTACCGAACCAAGAAACAAAAGTAATCATTTTCGGGGAATCTCCATGTTGTGAAACGGGTTAGGCTCAAGCCCTAATTGTACCATAATTTCGCACCAGCGCACGCCATGCCCACAGGTTTTTTCGCTTTCGCCATATAAAAACCAGTCAGCCTGATGTGCAACCTCATGCGGTAGTATTACATTCAGCATGTAATCGCGATATTTTGTATTAGCCACAAAAAATTTGTAACTCAATTGTATGCGGTTTTCGTCCTGAAAACACAGTCCAGCAGTACGCCAGCAGTAGGGATTAAGTTCTACCATGGGTTCGTTTCTGTGAACCAATGGAGTATAAATCTCGCAAAGTGTATCCCAAAGCATTATAGTTTCACGCCGTAGGATGTTTAAAAGTGTGGTTTTGTCCATGTCCATATTATACACCACCAGACTGTTGTTTTGCAACCACACACGCAAAATATGTTTTTTGATTTTTCTTGACACGGGCACAATTATAGGTGTATAATTGGCGCCCATATATAAGCAGTTGCTTATATATGCATGTGCTTATATAAGCAGCAAAAATAAACCCCGATTATCTCGGGGTTTATTTTTATTTACTGGGCTTAATTTTGTAGTAAATGATTATCAGCAGGAAGAATATATTAGCCGTGTAATTGAAAATTAAGGGCCAATGCCATTTCGGGATTATGTATATGATGGTGAATATCTCACCCAAAAACCACATACTCAAAAATCCCCAGGTTAATCCTGCCGATGATTTTGTCCTATACGATTCCCACGCTTGGGGTAATCCACAAAATGCCAATAAAATCCCGCCAATCCAGCCGATAGTTTCCATTATATAATCCTTGCGTCAGTTTGAATCCAAAAACCAGTTGTAACCATTTTAAAATCAACCCGTTTTGTTTCCAGTAGGTGAAAACAAAGGGCGATTATCCAGAGCATTTTCCACATAATCACCCCCACATATTAAACGGGTTTAAAATGATCCTTGGTTTGAAATTCTTTCCAGTTATACGGCTTGATATTATCGCGCCAGTCGCGCTTTTTAATAATCTGGGTCAAAATCGGCAATTCAAAATCCCGCGCATCTTCAAGGGCAGTATGTGGTTCGGTTTTGAATTCGCCATTAATAAACCCGCAAACAATCTCGGCATTAGTTTTGAATGTCATATTACCATGTGCGGTAACCGCATTAAATGCGTGATTATCAAGGGCAAATTGTTTGAATTTGCGGGTATTGCAAATATTACCAATGGCAGCTTGCCAAAGACAAAATCGTGAGGTAAACCCAGTGAGGTCAATACCAGTATTTGCACATTTTGCAGTATCAAATGCCAGATTATATGCGGTTAATGTCGGGTTATATTTGCCAATGGCTTGATTGATCCAACGATTAATTGCGCTAACTGAGGCAAGCATACGCACGCCATTATCAAGCATGGTATTATAATTGGCTTTACGTTTATTCAGGCCAGCATAACCCCAAATATCATTTGCATTTTTATCATGGAATAATTCCATTGTGTCAAAATGATTTTTAACCAAAACCGCGCATTGATTATGAATCGCGCCATTACGGTCAACGATAATGATAGCAAAATCAGCCACAGTATCGTTAATGGTAGTTTCAGTGTCGAGAATCGCAAAGAATTGCTTTTTAGCCATTTTGTGAACCAAAGTATTACCGGAGTCTGCCGGAATTCGCAGATGCTGCAACCCTGCAACATGCCCATATTATAACCCCAAAACCTGTCAGAGTGGCGTCAGGTTTGTAACAGTTTGCCGTGACTGTTACAATTGTTTTTGTTGTTTTTGTGCAAAAAGGGGTTGACACGGGCCAAAATTATATGGTATAATTTTGGCGCCAAAAATGAATACCAAAGTATTCATTTTTGTTTGGGAACCAAAGTATTAGATATTATTTCTAATAGTTTTCCCAAATGCGCCCATATCAAAATTGTATACAGTCATAATAATGGCAAAGATAATCACGGCAATATACACCGGAATAATCCAGATTAGTTTCCAGATTATCAGAAACGGATTAGCCAATTTCATATTATTCCAAGTCCATTCGGTGATATTCAATTTTCCAATTTGCATGATTTTCTCCAAAAAGTTAATCTTAAATAATGGGCTTTCGCCCATTATCAGTGACCCTGAACCGAGGGAATATAAACGCCCCGGATATTAAAGCGATCACAAACCGCTTTTAAATACTGGATATTGTCCTCATAAAAAACAAAATCCGCATCTTTGAAATTAACCAAATTAAAGAATTTAGCCAAGCCATTGGTTTTCAGGGTTTTGCCTGATACGCTGGAATCTTTCGGGCGGCTAATAAAATAATCAGGCATCCCGAGAATCTCATTTACAAATTGCCAATCGGGTTCATTCATTACCCTGGCAGTGGCAATAATAACGTACGTTTCAGGATCAGCCAAATCACGGCGATATTGCTCAAACATGGGCAATAATCCGTCTTCCATTGCGCGATATTCATTTTCACGCCAGTAATCCAAATCAATACGGGTTCCATTTTCATCTGTAATGGTACGGTAACGGTGACTGGAATCTACAATGGTTCCGTCCATATCGTAAATTGCAACACGCTTGATTTTAGCCATTTTGTGAAACCTCAGTTTCGTTGAACATGGGTGTATTGTACCACGTTTTCGCCCACCAGACCACCAGTGCAAAAATACAACATAGGTGGAAACCCCTATTGACACAGCCCAAAATTATGTGGTATAATTTTGGCGCCCACAAAGTAATGCCTTGGTTTTCAATCTTATCTGAAAACCAAGGTATTCATTATTCCTCATCAATTCCGGGTAAATAAACTTCACGCAAACCAAATTTGGTTTCCATTTTGCGAGCCAGTTTTACAAAATACGGGCCATGAATTTCAGTTTTGTTATTCTCAGCCTGCCATGCATGAATTAACTCATGGGCAACCAGTGTATTAAAATCACGCGAATGGGGATTATTCCAGATTGTGATTAAGTGGCAATTAATTTGCCCATTATCACGATAATCTGTTTCATATTCCGCATCGGTCGATTTATGCTGACGATTAACCACGGTTAATTGTACCGGCTTTTTCAGTTTCAGATATTGGATATATTCACGCATTTAAATCCCCAATTCGGCAAAAAACCAATCTTCCAACATATCCGGGTTTTGCAAAACCCATGCCGGAATGCTATTCATTATAGCATCATAGTATGCGCCTGACAAGCCCCAGATTATTGCGTTGCGTTGTTCGTTTATCATGCTGCCAATTATATCAGGTTTCACACGCTACAAGCACCCGTGCAAAAATACAACATAGGTACATGTACCTATTGACACGCCAGCCAATATTATGGTATAATATTGGCGCCTGCAGGGTAATACTTTTGTTTTCAATTCCATCTGAAAACAAAAGTATTACAAGGGGCCGAAGCCCTTGCGATCAAGCCTTTTCAGCTTTGATAAAATCGGCAATCTTAGCCAGTGCAGTTTTGTTGGCCTTGGTCAGGCTTTCCGTATCAGCCTCAGTCAGGCCCAGTGCCTCACCGATGTAGTCAGCCCAGGCGTCCTTTTTCACAACAGCCTCACCAGTTTTGGTGGTGTAGGTTTTCTTACGATATACGCCCTCGCGGCTCAGTTTGGCAACAATCGAACGCACCGATTTGCCCAGTGCCTCAGCCATTGCCTCAACAGTCACGCCGGCGTTATAGTCGGCAACCATCTTGGCAGTTTGCTCGGGAGTGTAGTTAACAGTTTTGCTAGTCATGGTTTTCTCCTGAAAAGTCAAGGGTTTAAGGTTTCATCACGAGTGTGAAGTATATCACAAACGGAAGGGCTATGCAAGCGGCAAAGCCAAGCGCATCGAAAAATTCACGTTTAGTCATTTTTAGCCTCACATTCAGCGGCATAAGCCAGTGCATTTTGAGCATCATACATCTCATTGGTAGCAGTACGAACCCAACGATCTCTGTCGCATACATCGCTATTCACAGCACGATAGTATTCTACCAGTTTTTCAGCGTATGCCAAAGCGAGTTTTTGAGTGTCGGTCATTTGTGTTTCCTTGCTGTCCATGTGATCTATTATACAGGCTTTTTACAGTCGCACAAGCATTTTCTAGAATTTTTACAATCTGTTACATATTAGCTATTTGGTTCACAAAATACTTTGAAAACAAAAGTATTACAGACAGGGGCGGTTAGTAGACTTACTGATTACTTTTTCGCTTACAGCCCACCCACATGCGGCCTATATGGGATTTTTTGACAATCGCTACGGTGCCATACCACACCATGGCACGGCCTGACCCTAAATTGTCCAATTGTCCCAAGTATCCCCCTGACCCTAAACTTACGCAAGTCGACCCCAACCCGACACTAAACCCAGCTAACCCACCCAAATTTTGTACTTGCCCCCAACACCCCAACGTGTTATAATTGACCCAAAAGGAGTACACATGACGCAAAACCTACCTGCCGAAACACTCAATATAAGCCCCGAGGCCCTGGAGGTAGCCAATTGCTACCTGCAATGTCAAGACCCCCGGGAAGTGGCTAACCAGCTAGACCTAAGCCCCGAAGCGGTTACCAACATCTTGGCACGCCGTGAAGTGCGTGGATACATCGACGCCGTATTCATGGATACAGGCTACAACAACCGATTCTTACTACGCCGTGCAATGGACGCACTTATAAAGCAAAAGTTTAGTGAGCTGGAGGAAGGTGGTGTGGGATCCAATAAGGACATTGCTGACCTACTACAGCTGTCGCATAAAATGTCGATGGACCTGCTAGACCGACAAATTCAGCTGGAAAAGCTACGCCAAGGTAGCAGCACCGGCCCGCAAAAGCAGGTGAATGTGCAGATTAATGAGCTAGACGGGTCGAAGTACTCGCAACTTGTGCAGCGACTGGTGTCGGGTGAGGGTATTTAATGCTTGTAGTATCACGCCCTGACGTTGATTGCGACGCAATCACCGAGTTTCCTAGTGAGACACGATTTATTAAGTTACCAATCGTCAACTACTTAAAGCTACTAGACATCTGGGACAGTGTAAACCGTCCACAACTGGCCCTAATCAACGCAGTCAACTCGCCCCGCTACCGCTTTGTGTGCGCCGCGCTAGCGCGCCGCCTAGGCAAAACCTACATTGCCAACGTGATTGGGCAGTTGGTGACACTTGTACCTGGGTCTAATGTGCTCATCATATCCCCAAACTACAACTTATCGGGTATCTCGTTTGAGCTACAACGCAAGCTGATCCGCCATTTTGACCTGGAGGTGGCACGCGACAACTTAAAGGATAAAATTATTGAGCTGGAGAATGGAAGTACCATTCGCATGGGTTCCTTATCCACTGTGGATAGTTGCGTTGGACGTAGCTACGACTTAATTATCTTTGACGAAGCTGCACTAGGTGAAGGTGGTGAAGCAGCCTTTAACGTTGCACTACGTCCTACCCTAGACAAGCCGAATAGCAAAGCCATTTTTATCTCCACGCCCCGTGGTAAACAAAACTGGTTTAGTCAATTTTGGAACCGTGGGTTTGACCCTAACTTTCCAGAGTGGGTTAGCTTACAAGCGGATTATAGTGAGAACACTCGCATGGCGGAATCGGACGTGGCTGAGGCTCGCCGGTCAATGTCGCGAGCCGAGTTCGAGCAAGAATACATGGCTTCGTTCACCACATACGAGGGTCAGATTTATGATTTTAAAGACTCTGATACATTTAGTGAGTTGCCGCCTGAAATTAGGGAAGCTCGTAATTGTGAATTCTTTGCTGGTTGTGACCCTGGCTACCGCGATGCAACAGCTTTTGTTGTAGTATGCTATAGTTGGGATACAGATACCTTCTATGTAGTGGATGAATACCTAGAAAGCGAAGCAACAACAGAACAACACGCAGCAAAGTTTCGTGAGCTATGTGAGCGTTGGGGCGTAGAAACCATCTTTATTGATAGCGCCGCAGCACAGTTTAGTGCTGATCTTGCGTACCAATATGACTTGGCTACTACTAAGGCCAAAAAAGACGTCTTACCAGGTATTGCGTATACCCAAACCCTTGTGGCTCAGGGTAGGTTGAGGGTAGCTGCACATTGCCGCCATGTACTGGAGATGATGGATCAATATGCTTGGGATAATAAAGAAGGTTTAACTAAGGAGCGTCCTAAACATAACCAATATTCTCATATGGCCGACGCATTACGTTACGCTCTTTATACGTACACCCTGTAATTGAGGAGTCGATCCCACCAGCTTAGGTGCTTGAGTCGTTGCAGTTCGCTGTAGTACTTGTACTTAGTTTCTCGCAGTTGTTGCAGCTGCTGTTCAGTTTCGTGTGGCAACACAACGCCCGCAGTCTCTAACTGCTCGACGCGCTGGTTGGCTTGCTGCAGCTCTTGAAATGTAGTTTTAATAGCCTCTAGATGTTGCAACGTGGAGAACAGCATAGCACTGCTGCCGTTAAATGTTACTTCGTCGTACAGCTCCAGGTAGCGTTGGGCGTCCGCCGCACTCAGTGGTTTGGGTTTTGTGGTGTTTAGGATCTTGTCGCCCCACAACTGGTGTATTAACACAGTTTCGTAGATGTGCACGTGGTCTGGGTGTACTTGCAACACTACCTCGTATTGCGGTTCACCACACTGGTCGTAGAGTGCTTGCATTTTCTTGGTGTGTTTACGCTGCTCAAAAGCCTTTTGGTGGTTTTTCCATCGGCCTGGTATATTGTCACTCTTGCCAATATAAAAGTGTCCAGTATAAAAAGTTATTTTGTAAATTCCCGAATCCATATTTACCCTTTAAAAATACATTATACCACAACCCTGCCGAACCATCAAGATACTTTTTAACACCTGCACAAAAAATTTGGTACTTGACTTTTGTGAACATTTCGGCTACAATAACAGTATTAGTTATAAGTCCAAAAATTTTATGGCAAAAAACACCAACAAACGCATTCCTGTTAAGTGGGTGCGTGATCGCGCAAAAGCAGCATACGAAAAGAAAGGTTCCTGTTTTATCTGCGATACCACAGCTGACTTAGAACTACATCACCTACACTCAATCACAATCCTGTTGGAAAAGTGGGCACAACGAAAAGGCTACGACATAAGTACCGACGAAGGTATTTTAGCTGTACGAGACGAGTTTATCGCTGAACACCATGTGGAACTATATGACCAGGTTTACACCCTTTGTAATCACCACCATGTAGCGCTACATAGTGTTTACGGAAAAGCGCCTCAACCAGGTTCCGAGCCTAAACAAGCTCGCTGGATCAATCTACAGCGAGAAAAACATTTGTCAGGTGGTAGTGTCAAAACAACCAGTAGTTATGGATCATTTTTCTCGGGGCTTTACTAAGGGAAAATATGAGTTGGATAACTAAAGGCACAAATTGGATTCGCGAGAAACTGAATCCTGCACAGGTGCGAATCGCACAAGAAGAAGGTACGTTGGTAGGCACAACCGCACCAATTACGTACTTTCAAAGTTTTCAAAAGCTAGAAGCAGTAAACCGCGGCGTTAGCATGTTGGTAAGTGCTTGTAGTAGCCTAGACTACGACGTGAAAGACAAAGTACACGATGGTGTTGTTGTTGGCGTTCGTCAAAAAACACTAAATACGCTACTTAACTTTCGTCCTAATCCGTATCAAAGTGCACAAGATTTTCGAACTGCACTGTTCACAGACTTTGTACTAGAGGGTAATGCATTTGTACACTTTGACGGTGTATTTATGTACCACTTGCCTGCACAAAATGTGGAAATCTTAACAGACGAAAAAACGTTTATCAAAGGCTTCAGGTACAACGGACTAGTGGACTTTAAGGAATCAGAAGTATTTTACTTCCGGGACTTAAGCAGTGAGAGTATTTATCGTGGCGCTAGCAGACTGCAAGCAGCAGATAAATCTATTAAGTTGTTGTATTCAATGCAAACGTTTCAAGAAAGTTTCTTTGATAACGGAGCTGTATTTGGATTAGTATTAACAACGGACAATACGCTGTCACAGGTAGCCAAAGAAAAAACAATTCAATACTGGCTACAAAAATACAATGTTAAGCAAGGTGGAAAACGTCCAGTAATCTTGGATAGCGGACTAAAGCCGCACCAACTAGCCGAAACAAACTTCAAGGACATGGACTTTGATCAAAGCATAAAAACTCACGGTGAGAAAATTATGCAAGCAATCGGAGTACCACCAATCTTGCTAGCAGGGGGCAACAATGCTAATATTTCCCCTAATTTACGCTTATTTTACCTGGAAACAGTGCTTCCAATTAACCGCAAGTTTGTGTCTGCTATCGAGCGATACTTCGGATATGACGTGGAACCAATTACAGCAAGCGTATCTGCATTACAGCCTGAAATGAAAGATATAGCACAGTATCATAGTACACTAGTAAATGCTGGTATTATTACTGCTAATGAGGCTCGCCAAGAGCTACGCTACGATCCAATTGACGGCAACGACGATTTACGAATTCCAGCTAACATAGCTGGATCGGCCGCAAACCCGGCAACAGGAGGACGACCCGCCTCTGATCGGGAATAATAAAGGGTAAATTATGGTAGATAAAAATAAGTTACTGCACTTAACAGGTGCCCTTGTAACTAAAAGCGAACTACCAACTGCTGAAGGCACTGTTGATTCCATCACTATCGAAGGCTACGCAAGTACCAACGATATTGATCGACACGGTGACGTAGTCCCGGCGGGTGTTTGGGAAAAAGGCATGCAGAATTACTTGAAGAATCCAGTAATTCTTGCGTACCACAAACACGACGAGCCGATTGGCAGAATGGTAGAACACAGAATCGACGAAAAAGGACTTTGGATCAAAGCCAGAGTTTCCGCAGCCGCCGAAGACGTGTTTAATTTAGTTAAAGATGGCGTCTTAACAGCTTTTAGTATTGGATTCCGCATCGTAGATGCAGAATACAATTCAGCCGCAGAAGTGTTTATGGTCAAAGAGTTGGAACTGCACGAAATTAGTGTAGTTTCTGTACCAGCAAATCAAAATACTCTATTTAGTCTCTCTAAGGCGTTTGAAAGTGCCGAAGAATTTAAATCTTTTAAAATGCAGTTTGCAGCTAGTAGCGACTCAGCTAAAGGGCTAGAAGCCTCTGGTACAGCAAACAGTACTGTTAATAAGGAATGGAAAATGGATCCAAAAGAATTAGAACAAATGTTGGCTGCTGCTGCTGAAAAAGCCGCTACACAAGCTGCCAAGGCTTTAGTTGAAGCCCAAGAGAAAGCTGCTGCTGAAAAAGCTGCTGCTGAAAAAGCAGAAGCCGAACTACAAGCACGCATCAAAGCTGCAGTTGCTGCTGTTACACCAAGCGAAACTGGCGCTGACAAACTGCTAGCCGAAGTTGAAAAGCGTCTTGCTGAGACCCAAGAGTCCAGCAAGAAAGCCCTAGAGGGTCTAGAGGCTGCTCTAAAAGAAAAAGCTGCTGAACTAGAAGCTATTCAAAAGAGCAAAATGCAGTTCAACGACAGCAAGGCTGGTGAACTAAGCTACGCTGACAAAGAAAAGGCAGTTATGCTGGCCAAGATGAGCGGTAAGGCTCTAGCCGACACCAAGTTTGGTCGTCAAATGGTTGAAAAAGCTGGTGCTCACGTTCCAAGCGCAACCTGGGAACTAGAAGTTAGCCTAAACATGGAAAACGAAGTTCGCCGTCGTCTAGTTGTTGCTCCTACTCTACGTAGCATCCAGATGCAAACTAACGTTATGACTATCCCTGTAAACCCAGAAGCTGGTGTTGCAACATGGGTACAAAACGCACAGTTTGGTACAGCAAACAGTGCTGGTAACAACGCTACTCACCAACTAAAAGAAATCACTCTGAACGCATACAAAGTTGCTACAAACGAGTATGTTGCGTTCGAAGAAGAGGAAGACGCGCTACTAGCAATTATGCCTGTTATCCGTGACGCCATGGTTCGCCGTGTTGCTCGCGCTGTTGACCGCGCATATCTACGCGGTGCAGGTGCAGGCGCTGACCCAGTTAAAGGTCTAGCTGGTTACGATGCAGTAAGCGCAGTCACCCTAGATATCAGCAATGCTGACAAACTAACTGTTGCACGTCTACGCGCTATGCGTCGTGATCTAGGCGCATGGGGTCTAGACCCAGCCGAAATGATCTATATCGTAAGCACAGAAGGTTACTATGACCTACTAGACGATGCTGATTTCCAGACTGTTGACAAAATCGGTAGCCAAGCTACTCTGTTAACTGGTCAAATCGGTAGCGTTGCTAACACACCAGTGCTAGTAAGTGCTGAATTTGCTTCTCCAGCAGACGGTGAAGTTGGTGCAATCGCTTTTGCTCCAATGAACTTCCTGGCAGGTAACCAGCGCGGTCTACGCGTTGACACCGACGATCTAGTGGAAACACAGCGTCGTGTTATGGTTGCAAGCCTACGCACAGGTCTAACACAAGTTACAACTAACAACGGTGCTGGCGTAAGCGCACTACGTTACGTAGCTTAATGTAATGTGACAGGGATCTAATGATCCCTGTCTTTTAATGTAGTTTACACAAGCTACATTAAAAGACAAGAAAGGCAGACTATGGGTGCAAATTTAATTACAAAAGCCGAGTACAAAGCCTACGCAAGTATTACTAGTACTAATCACGACGCAGAAATCGACTTGTTGATCCCAAAAGTCTCGGAGCTGGTAAAAACCTATTGCCGGAGAACTTTCATTGATTTCTACGACGAGATTAAAACTGAAATTTTTCGTGGCGGATTCGGCAGCTTTATACTAAGCGAAACACCGCTAGTACAAGTTATCAGCGTAGAAAAAAGCACAAACTACGGTCAAAGCTATACTAAATTAACGAAGTTTGTAGACTGGGTACAAGACGGTGATTACATTGTGTCGATTAATCCAGCAGGCTTTGAGCCACACATTAATGGTTACAAAGTATCGTACTTTGGTGGTTACGAGTTAGTACCAGAAGATTTAAAACTAGCAGTACTCGACTTAGTTACGTACTACCGTAAAAATGACGGGGCTATTCACAGCAACAAAGCACCTGGTACAAACAGTGTGCAAATAGAGTACATTAGCACAACTAGTTTACCAGCACACATTAAACGTGTGCTTGATCAGTACGTGGCGGATTATACATGAGCGTAAGTAGTCTCAGCCAAACACTGCAGCAGCGTATACTAAACAATTTAGTTACCAAAGTACAGGAAGATATAGCAAAAGCTACCGCTTTGCTACCAGGTAAGCGTTTTGGCGGAAGTTTTATTGAGACCAAAGTTACGTCCTCTAATGTAACTCGTATAATTACTGACCCAAATCAAACCGGTATATTTGGATTAAACGGGTTACAAGAACTAGCTGCAGGATTTAGAAATTTATCTCAAGGCATTGGCTCTGTAGGGTATCGTGTACTTGATAAAAACGGCGAAATATCTAAGCAAGCGGGATATTCTAAATTAAAAGCTTATTTAAAAAGTATTATCAAGCAGTCTAATAACCCAGATCAAAAATCAGTGTTAGAAACTGCTGTTAGAGACTTAGCCAGACAAGCGGATTTAGTATTATCAAATACTAATTTGTACACTGATTTTATGGAATACGTAAAATCTCAGAATCTACAAGTAAAAGAGCTAGAAGATAGTTCAACATTTTTAATACCAGAAACTCAACACGGTACTATAAATAAGCTATTCGACAGTTATTTACTAAGTATCAAAACCCCTCCGCCTCTAGTAGAATTTATTTCTGCAAATACTGATGCAGGACACTTGTTAGGTATTTTTAATCAAAAGCTATTTCGAGCTTTTGGAGCCACTTCGGATAACAATTATACTCTAGGTGAGCTATCCGTCGACATATTTTCCAATATACAAGAAAACGAAAAGGAAGATATTGAGGCTATCCGTAGATTGAACAGTACTTTCTCTGCCGCATTTAATCTAATGGAAAGTATAGACTTTTTGTCCTCGTCTATAAAAACTAATCCAGAAATATTTGTACAGCTTTCTAAACAAGTTTACCTAAACCCAGATAAACCGACGTCAGCCGCAGAAATACAGTTATCTATGGATAATACGGGTACAGGAAACTTACTTAGAGACGCTGGAAAAAAATTAGAAAAACTAATAGAGTCGGCACAAAGTGCAAAGTTTGTAACACTAGCTGGCGGTACAGAACAAGTACGTGACCCTAAGTCGTCAAATTTTGCCGCACAGCTAGAAGGTCTGTTCAAAGAGATAGGTACTATCGCACAAGTTGCCCAACAAATAGCACAGTCTATTAATGCGGCAGAAAATAAGATATTAGGTGAGTACGTAAAGCGCATTACAAGCCAGATAGATATTTTTGCAGACGTGCTGCTAAACTCAGAAGGCTCTGACTCTGTAAAAACGGCGGCAGTTAATAGGGTTGTGTCGGCAATAACTAAAAAAGTACTGCCCACACCAAGCGATACTTCCGTTGATAAGAGACTGGCTGGAAAAAATAAAAAGCCTGTGCGTAAAAATTCAGGAGTTAAGCCTGTACCTGTAAAAAAGTCCGGAAAAAAGGATTTAAGTGCCCCAAAACGAGTAAAAAGACAAGTTCCCGAACTAGCAAAAACTAGTTTGCTGGATCTGCTTTCACTAATAAACGCAAATCTAACCCAAAAAATAAAAGAAAATATGGGGGACGGCTCACGTAGGGATATATTAAATTTACGTACTGGCAGATTTGCTGAAAGTGTCAAGGTAGAGAGATTAAGCGAGAGTAGAGCAGGAATGATAACAGCCTTTTACAGTTACATGCGAAATCCTTACGCAACGTTTAGTGAGAGTGGTGCGCAGTCTAGTCCACGCAGTCGTGATCCTAAACTGCTGATTGCAAAATCAATTCGTGAAATCGTACAGCAAGAAGTTGCTAATAGATTAAGGGCCGTAGCCTTATGAGTAAAAGAACAAGTATAGTTAAAGCACTCAGCGAAAAGTTTAAGCAAATTGATGGTCAACCACCATACAACTCCAATATTTTTAACAACAGCTATCCAAAACTAAAATTTTGGGACGAAGTGCAAGATTTCCCGTGCGTATACATGACACCAGGCATGGAAACACGAGAGTACCACCCAGCCGACTTTAGTTGGACGTTTCTAAACATCAGTGTAAAAGTGTACTGTAGAGGAGAAACCTCACAAGAACAATTAGAAGCCTTACTAGAAGACGTTGAACGCGTTGTTGATGCTAACCGTGTGCTAGTGTATGACGACCGTGGTTACGAAACCACAGAAATTTTAATAACTTCTATTACCACAGACGAAGGCTTGCTAGCTCCGTACGCTGTAGGTGAAGTTAACTTACAGGTTCGATATGCGACCATGTAATATCCGTGCTGGCGGCATAGGTAACAGATAAATGTCTTGTTCACATGCTTAAGCACTAACTATAAGGAATGAGATATGTCATTTAACTTAATTCGTAATAGTCGTGTTTTCTTCACGACTAACGTTAATCCAGTAAGCGGAGTAGTATTGAGTAGTGGTTTTACTACAGATAATACTCGCGAAATTCAAGTGCTAGACGGCTTCAGCTTTAGCCAAAATACAACACAAGAAACAGTTACGCTAAACGAAGCAGGTGCAGCACCAGTTCGTGGCCAGCGTAGCTTTAATACCTCACTAGATCCAGCAGACTTTTCGTTTACTACGTATATGCGCCCTGCCGACGGCGGTACAAATATTACGTGTGAAGAAAGTGTGTTGTGGAACGCAATGTTCAGTGACGCTGCAATCGGTAGTCCCGACGCAGCTTGGGTTGACGGTATTGCCAGCGCAGTGTGTACACTAGCAAACAGTGACGTACACAACTTGCAAAAGTTTGGTATGATTATTACCATCGACACAACCACATTCATTATCGATAACTGTGTGCTAAACACCGCTACTATCGATTTTGGTCTAGACGCAATTGCGTCTGTTCAGTGGGCTGGTCAAGGTGCTATCCTACGTCAGATTACCACACCAACGCTGTCCGGCACAACCACAGTAACCTTCAGTGGCAGCTTAACAGGCAGCGCACTAGGCAAGAATACAACTGCTCCATATATTGCCAACAAGCTAAGTACAGTTACACTAGATGCTGGTATTGGTGCAGGCGGCACAGCGTACAACTTGCCAATTACAGGCGGCAGTTTAACTATCAGTAATAATGTTACGTACCTAACACCAGCTAACTTGGCAGTTGTTAACAAACCGTTTACATACTTTACAAGTACTCGCAGTATCACAGGCAGCTTAAACGCTTACTTACGTACTGGTAGTGGTAATACCGCTGACCTTATGAGTACAATGTTGGCCGGTAGCAGCACTGAAGTTAATCCTGCTTTCTACATGAAGATTGCAGTTGGTGGTGCAAGCAGCCTAACACACGTTGACTTTACTATGCCAGCAGTTGTGCTGAGTATTCCAGCCGTAAACGCAGAACAGGTTGTGTCTACAACAATTAACTTTACTGCTCAAGGTTCTGCAACAGGTGCATTTGATATTGCACAAGCTAACGAACTAGAGATCGAGTACGTTACTGTAAACGCAGCTTAATTATTGTTTTTTCTTAACGAGGCCCTTAACTTGGGCCTCTTATTTATCTATAAAAATGACAGATATTTCTTTAAAAAGTCTCTTAGTGCCTTCTAAAAGTGTAGAAGTTGAGTATCCGGGACTGCCTGGGTTTGTGGTTCAAGTTGCCTTTTTATCACGCGAAACCTTGTTAAATATTCGCAAAAAATCTACTAAAACTAGCTTTAAAAATCGACAGCCTGTAGAAGAATTCAATGACGAGCTATTTTTACAACTATACGTAGAAAATGCGGTCAAGGGTTGGTCTGGACTAAAATTAAAGTATCTAGAACAATTAGCCCCAGTAGACCTAAGCGGCCAAGATATGGAAGCTGAGCTTAAATACACTGCAGAAAATGCGCTTTATTTAATGAAAAATAGCGGAGATTTTGACAGCTTTATTAGTGACCAGGTAAGTGACCTGGGAAACTTTTCGACAAGCAGCTCCAGCAAGTAAATTTACAGCTTGTTAATTATATACAAAATCAGCATGTAGGCGTTACCAAAGACACATATTACGAAATGTGTGAAATGATGGGTACTGAGCCTATAGATAGTGAAATACCTGTTGATTTTGAAGACTTTCCTCTAGAAGTACAACAAGCCTTTGTAGTATACCGAATGTTACGAGACGAGTGGGATACTATGAACGGTAATTATTTAGGTAAAAGTCTTATAGGTATAAAGGACTTGTTAGAAGCTGCAGAAATAGATCCTAGCGAATATAAGTTAACAATTATGTTAGTGCGAATGATTGATGATGTTCGCAGTGAAGAAATCAACAAGAAGCTACGTGAAAAACCCGCTGTGTAAAAGCAGCGGGTTTTTTTACGTTTAAAATTTTTTGGTTTGACAGCATCATCCACTTATGTTATAATGGTGCAATAAAATACTATTGCTAAATTCAGCAAGTATAATCCTACACAGGAGAGATTATGCAAAAAACAGTTGCAGAAGTCGAGTTTCGTCTAGAGGACAAAAACAAGACAATCGAAAAGAACACAAAGCAAGCTCAAAAGCTTAACGCTGAGCTTGAAAAAACACAGCAACTTGCAACAGGTACTCGTAGTGGCAGTAAGGCTGTAGCGGCCAGCTATCGAAAGGCTGGTGCCGGAGCAGAAGCAGAAGACTATAGCCGCGCTCGCGGCAGTATGGGAGCAACTGGGGCAGCCGGTCGAGACTTTGCTAATCAGTCACAGGGTCTTGGTGGATTAGTGCGTCTGTATGCTACATATGCTGCTAATTTGTTTGCAGCAACCGCAGCGTTTACTGCCCTAAGTGAAGCAGTAAATACCTCCAATATGATTAGAGGTTTGGACCAAATCGGAGCAGCCGGAGGTAAAAACCTAGCAGGATTGTCAAAGCAGTTTCAGGAAGCCACCGGATTCGCAATTAGTACTCGTGAAGCTATTGAAGCCACAGCAAAAGCTACTAGTAGTGGATTAAGCTCCGAACAGTTTATTAGACTTGGTAATGTTGCTCGTCAAGCGTCGCAGGCATTGGGTGTTGGTATGAGTGACGCTGTAAGTCGTCTTACTCGCGGTATTACAAAACTAGAGCCAGAATTATTAGACGAACTTGGTATTTTTACAAAAGTAGGAAAAGCTACAGAAGACTATGCAAAAAGCATAGGTAAAACAGCTAATAGTTTAACAGATTTTGAACGACGTCAGGCTTTTGCTAATGCTGTGCTTGAGGAAGGCGAAAAGAAATTTAGCGAAATTAAGCTAGACACTAATCCGTATGATAAGTTTCTAGCTACATTAAAAGACGTTGGTTTCGAGATACTTAATATTGTTAATGTGGCAGTAAAGCCACTAGTAGAGCTATTAGGAACAAGCCCTACAGGGATGGCTGCAGCAATTGGTTTAGTAGGCGTACGAATTGTAAATCAGGCCTTACCTGCACTATTAGAGTATCGTCAAAAATTAAACGAAACAACTGAAATGGCTGCTGTTAAAGCGCGCGACAAGGCCAAAGAAGCGGACGCAGCACTTAAAAAGTTTCGTGAAGCAAATAAAACCACATTCCTTACTCAGGCAGAAAAGCCGGCTACTGTTGCCCAACAAGCATGGGAAGATGCAGAAGAAGCAGCTTTAGCTAATAGATATGTTAATAAAGAAGTAAAAAATCTAATACGTACTAAAGAGCAGGCCAATGATTGGACTGAAAAAGAGCTTGCTAATTTGGACAGACTTGGTAAGGCGAACACAAAAGTAAGTGCTACATATAGACATTTAGCCACAAGCATACGGAATTATCAAACAGAAGAACAAAACTTTATAAGAATACGCCAAGAACAAGAGCGACTAGCTGAAGCTGCTCCAGGAACATTTACGCGAGCTGCGGAACTACAAAGAGAAGCTACTGCGGCTAGACGTAGTTCTATATCTACAAGAACAATTGGCAGTGTTAATAGAGTTTACGATACTCAAGGGTTTGGACCGGCAGTACAAAGACTAAAAGACGTACAAGGAAGACTAGACAAGTTAGGTACCACTACTAAATGGTATACTAATATACAGGCAGGAAGCTTAATAGCAGCACGAGGAATATCTACTTTAGCTAGCGGTATGATGAGTTTAATATCTGGACCGCTAACAGCTTTTTTAATAGCCTTTCCCATATTAGAAATGTTGTTTGGAAAAAATGCGGAAGAAATGGCTAAGTTTAATTCAGCCATTGACGCCAATAAAGATAGTGTTAAGGCTGCAGAACAAACTCTTAAAAAGTACAAAGATACTGTAACAATAGACAGTATACTTGCACAAGCTAATGCCACGCAGGATTTAAATACAAATCTTCGAAGTTTAGTGGACAGCTACGAAGAAGCTTCCCGTGCGGCTAGTACTTTTGACAATATTGTGAATGCCGCAAAAGGTATTTTTGGGGCAGACAGAGCGTCCAAACAAGCAAAAAGTCTAGCCGAAAATATAACTCAGCAGCTTAAGCTAATAAAAGATCCTGGCGAGCGTAAAGCGTTAGCTAGTGAGATAAAGAGGTTAGTTGGCGGCGGCGGAACAGATGCAGAATCTATAACGACCTATTTAGGATTTAAATCAGAGGCAGAAATAGTAAGCTTTCAAAACGCTATACTAAACTTGTTCAAATCAACAGATCAAGCTAGTCAAAATAGTGTGAGAAGGTTGTCAAATGTTGGTGAAGGTTTTGCTGACATTCAGAATAAGTTTCAAGCTCTTGAAAATAGTTTAATGCAAAAATCTGTAATTGGAGATTTTGGGGCATCCTTGGTGGCTCAAACTACTAATATAGCTAGCGCATTTACTAATGCCAAAGACATGGCAGCCGTACTAAATACTATACTAGAGGACACTAGTAAAATAAGTGCTTTTGACTTAAAAACCCAACAAGCATTGATTTCAGCGGCAACACAAGTTAATGAATTAAATATTCAATTAGAAGCAGCAGTTGACGCGAATGACCGCATGAAAGAAGCGTCAATCCGTAAGCAGATAGAGTATATACGAGTAAATCTTGGTGACGCCTTAAATAAGACAATAGATAGGGGATTCAAGCTAATTCAGTTAGAATCTTCACGAATTCTAACAAAAGCTTCATTAGAAGCATCTAAGAGTATTGTTAGTATTTTACCCGAATCTGAAGCCACTATTAAAGAGCAGTTACGTTTAGATATTCAAATGCTAGAGCTAAAACGATCAGAACTAGTCGAAACCAGGAGATTAACTGATCAAATTGCACTAGACAGAATATCTCGCGAACGTCAAGAAGAAAAGGCTAAAAATATAACAGATCCTCGCGATGTACGTGGATTCCAAGAGTCACAAAACAGGCTAGCAGCTCTAGACTTAGAAGAAAGAGCTATACGAGACCATAGATCTTTAATGACTAAAGACAATACTCCAGAAGAGCGAGCCGCCGCCGCACAGAGACTTCGCTTAGAAAATAATCTACAAGCGCAACTAAGTGCTATAGGGTTGGAGCGATACGTTAAAGAGACTGAAGCTCAAGCAAGACTGCAAAAGTTAAAAATTTCGGACATTCAAAAACAAGTGTCAAACGAGAAACAGTTGTTACAAGAACAAGAAAAGCGATATATGTCTGGCGCAGAATTCTTGGGTATGTCTTTAGAAGACCAGCAACAGGTACTAGAAGGTTATAGACGTCAACAAGCCGAACTAGACCTGTATAACACTCGTCTAGAAAAGTCTAAAGACATTACCGCAGCCTTATCTGTATTAGTTGCGGCTCAAAATGCAAAAGACAAAGAAAAAATACCTCTGGCACAGTCTGCCCTGGATCGTGCTATACAGGAGTACATTGTTGCGTCTAATTTAAAGCAAGTAGCGGAAGAAAATAGGCAAGTTGCACAGTCACGACTAGACATACAAAGTCGTTTTAATAAGCTACTGGAAGATCAAAGAATACTGCAGGAAACACAAAAGCTTGAACAACAAGGTGCGGCAGCCTCCCAATTAGCTGCGCTAGAGTATCAAGAACGTGATTTACAGTTACGTACAGAGCTAGGTCAAGTAACTGAGCGGGATGCGCAAGCACAGCGAATCGTACTTGAACAGCAGCGTGCACAAATTGCATTAGAACAGGCTCAGTTGGATATTTCTCGTGATAGAGCCAACGCCCTAAGCGACTGGACTAAACGTTTTGTTGCAAATAACCAGATTATGACAGATAGTCTGCAAACAGAACAAGACGGTATTATTAGAAATTCAGATTTACGTGCCCAACAAGCTGTAGATGACTATAATGCTAAACTAAGACTACTGGACTTAGATCGTTTTAGTAATAGTGAGCAAACTAAATTACTTAAAGACTACTCTAATGTGTTCAAAAACAGCATTGATGGGTTGACCGATGCTTTCGTAGAATTTGCAAAAACCGGTAAATCTAGTTTCAAGGATCTAGCTAACTCCATTATTTCAGATTTATTACGTATTGCGCTTCGAGCTCAGCTAAGTAATGTATTTGAAGGTTTATTTGGTAAGGGTTGGTCAGGTACCGCGTCTAATTGGCTAGGCAAATTGTTAGGCAATATCACTGCTCCTGGTATGGCTAGTCTTGGTCCTACAGGAGCTACTGGTACAGCCTATGATTTTTCCGGTATTAGTGAATACTCTGCTAAAGGAGGAGCCTACGACTACGGAGTACGTAAGTTTGCCAAAGGCGGTGCATTTACCAATCAAATTGTAGACAGCCCAACACTGTTTAAGTTTGCTAAAGGTACAGGCCTAATGGGCGAAGCCGGCCCAGAAGCCATTATGCCGCTAAAGCGTGATGCCAATGGAAACTTGGGCGTTCGCGCCGGCGGTGGTGGCAATGTGGAAGTCGTGGTAAACAACTACAGCACTGCACAAGCTACAACTAGCGAAACTACCGACAGCCGTGGCAACCGCCGTATTGAGGTAGTAGTTGGTGAAATGGTTGCTGGCGAGGTATCTCGCACAGGCTCCCAAACTCAGCAAGCATTTATGAACACATTCGGCTCTCGCCCAGCACTAGCAAGGAGATAAAACTATGGCAATACCCACTTGGCCAACAGCCGGTGGGTTTCCACAAAGCGTACAAAAAGGCTATACCGAAAACCATGGTGCGAACATACTACGTTCGCCCATGGATAGCGGTCCAGCCAAACAACGCTATCGTGGTAACCGACCAAGCACACTAAGTGTTAGCTTTATACTTAGTACTCAGCAGGTAACTACATTACAAAATTTTATTACCAACGACCTGCGTGGTACACGACGATTTCTATTCCCACATCCACGTACCAACCAACAAGTAGAAGTACGTATTGTACCACAAGGTAGTGGGGACTTGTATCAGCTACAGTATCTTGCACCAGGATACTGGACAACACAGCTTAACCTAGAAGTATTACCATGAGCAGATTAAGTACACTAAGTGCCTCGGCTATTCGTGCTATGTTCTCGTCAGAAACTGACGAGAATCTTATAATGTTGCTTACAATATATGATCCAGATGCACCAAACACGCCAATTTTTAAGCTAGCAGATAGTTATACTCAAAGATTGGCTGCGCTTACCACGGACGAGGAAGTAGTGTACGGAGTGCCTAGCCGTGGCAGTGATTATGTGTTTTTACCACTACAAATTGACCTGCCAGAAGAACAAGATACAGGCGTAGGTCAGTGTCGCGTAACACTACAGTATGTAACACGAGAAGCTATTGAACTAGTTCGTGTGCAGCTAACTAAACCTACACGAGTAAAAATTGAACTAGTATTAAGCGGTTCGCCAGACGTGGTGGAAGCAAGCTTTCCTGATTTTTATATTACGTCTGCTACTTACAATAGCGATACAGTTAGTTTTGACCTAACTATGATAAATTTAGCACGCGAGCCTTTTCCGTGCTATAATTTTATACCAACGTACTTTCCGGGACTATTCTAATGGATTACAATAACTATATTGGCTTACCTTATGAGTCTAACGGTAGAACTCGTAGTGGAGTTGATTGCTGGGGATTAGTACGTCTTTTTTATGCTGAACAGCTAGACATTGAATTACCAGACTACAGTGAACTGTATAGCGGTGCGTGGGACCCTCAACTGAGTGAGGTTATCAACCTGCACAAAAGTGGCTGGACTGAGACTAGCGACGCACAGCCTGGTGACGTGTGCCTTTTCAACATCTACGGCGAACCAGCACACGTTGGTGTGTACGTTGGTGCTCGCCGGTTCCTGCACGCACGCGAAGGTCGTGATAGTGTGGTTGAGTCACTAGACTCGCCACAGTGGTCGCGTCGTTTTGGCGGATTCTATCGCTATAGTTCACAAGCACAAGCAGTGCCTGCTACCGGGTTACCGCACCCACTACGTACACAAGTTGAACTGGATTGGATGCCAGCCGGAACCACAGTTCAAGATTTCGCCGACTACGTTAACAACAAATACCAGATAAGTGAGCGCCTTGCTAGTAAACTGGTTGTGTTAGTTGATGGTGTGCCCATTCCACGAGACGAGTGGAGCACCACAGTACTAAAGGCCGATCAAAAACTGGCGTATAAAAGTGTGGCAGAAGGACGTGGAGGTACAAGGCTGCTATTAACACTAGCTGTTGTAGTAGCTGCTGCATATTTTGCACCAATGCTAGCTCCGGAAGCAGCAGCTGCAGTAAAAGCAGGTACAGCTACTTTTGCACAAACAGCTACTTTAGCTGCTACAACTGCCGCCATAAACATGGCCGGCATGGCCCTGGTTAATGCTATTGCACCAATTCGTATGCCAGGCCAAAACGACCCTGGACAGGCTCGTGGGCTTAACCTGTTTACTGGTGCTAGTAATCAGGCCAACCGCTTTGGTGCCATTCCGGTGGTGCTTGGACGCCTACGCGTAACCGGCACACTAGGAGCCACTCCGTATGTGGATACCTTAACCGATACCAGCTTACTTAACTTGTTAATCATCTGGGGATTTGGTCCACTGGAGATTGTGGACATTTGTGTTGGTATTAATCCACTATCGAACTACTACAATCTGCCATTAACACAAGCCGAGCAAGGCGATCCAACCATTGACTGGAATCGTAAAGATACTGCTAACCAAACTCCGGAATTTGCACAAGAAATACCACGTCCAGTTACACTACCAGGAACAGGTAGCGAGCCACAAGAACAAACAGATGCATTTAACAGGCTGTATCCGCGAGACGTAGAGCAGCAGCAGGTAGGTGTTGAGCTCGTAAATAATACCGAAGACGGTAATCCGTGGCAAGAAGTTGTGTTGCAGCAAACCAACACCACTGCCATTGACGTAGCACTGACGTTTCCGGTTGGTATGCGCCAGCTAGTAATTAGTGGCGGTGATGCTGGTAAAATTCGCCCAGCAACAGCAGCTGTGGAAATTCAGATACGAAAACAGAATAGTGATACTACTTGGCCGTCTTGGGCACCTCTGGCGTCTTATACCTTAAACAGGGCACCAGGATTGCAAGGAACTAGTCGTGCATACACTGACGAAATAACTCCAGTTACGTATCAAAAAACGGAAGATACAGGTGACGGAAGTTACACTTATGGTGTAACATTGTATCAGTGGTATACATACGCACTTAACTCTAGTGGCGAAGTAAAGCGGTTTGACGGATTTCCTACTGAACAACAAGACAGCGAGCCAAGTCAAGAATTAATAAACAAACTTAAGACTAGCCAATACGCTAGTTTAATTAGTGAGGGGCATTCGGCCTCAAGGTTACCAACAGTACCACAAGCTGGATTTATAAAACTGTATACTATATGTAATGGTGGTGGGCAGATAGTAAATACCGTTACACATGTTCAAGATTATGTAGGCCGTAGTGGGTTGGTTCTAACGTCTCAGAATAATACCCAAACAGATTATGAAGGTAATGTTACTAGCATTAGTACCATTGTTCGTATCAGTGCTGGTAGCGTATCACAATTTTCAGTAAACCAGCCGGCTACAGGTGCAGAAGATATAGTATTTAATGCACGTAGCATTCCTGGCACAACGACTCCTACAAATAAGGTTTGGTCTCAATTTTTAAATAACAACGCTGTTTGGAAAGGTACAAGCACAGAGTTTATTGAAACCTATACAGCAACTTTTAAATATTCAGGATATTACCGCATTGAAGCAGCAGCAGATGACGAAGGTGCGATCTACATAGACAATCGTTTAGCAGTTGCAATGCCTCGACCAGGCTACAAAGAAAGTGTTAGCAACTTGGTATACCTAGAAAGTGGTACTTATCCAGTAAAAGTAACTGCACGTAATACTCTTGGAGGTGCAGCTGGTGTTGCTTGTAAAATTACGTATACCGAAAATGGCGGGTTAAATAATCTTGCTACTCCAAATACTATTATACAGTTTGGTAGCCCTGGGTTGTACTACATGCGTCGCGATGCCTTTAACTTTGTGTACAAAACAAAAGACTTGGAACCAGGTCGTTATGAAGTTCGTGTACGTCGCGCAAATGACGACGAAACAGAACCAGAAGAATCACTACGCAACTACCACACAGTTAGCTTATTAAGTGTAACCGGGTACGGTAACCCAGATATATTAGATGCCAACGGCGATCCTAAAACAGATCCAGTTACTGGAGACAAATTAATACAAAGACCACTAAACAAACTACCACGAGGTAATTTAGCACGCACAGCAATACGTATTCAAAGCACTAACAAAGCCAACGGTAGCATTGATGGTGTAAATGCACTAGTACACTCAATTGTGTGGGATTACGAACACACTACTGATAGTTGGGTTTACCGCGCTAGCTCAAATCCAGCAAGCTTATTCTTACACGTACTAACACATCCAGCAAACGCATACCCTATACCAGTAGCTGAAGTCTCACAACGTGTTGATCTAGCTGCTGTTAAAAGCTGGCATGACTTTTGCAGACTAAACTCATACGAGTATAATGCTGTGGTGACGCAAACACAAAGTGTGCTGGACACATTACGCGATATTTGTGCAGCTGCTTTAGCAAGTCCTGCTTTTGTTGATGGACGTTGGACAGTGATTGTTGATAGACCTCGCACTGTAGTAACTCAGCATTTTACTCCACACAATAGTTGGGGATTTGAATCTACTAAGCTGTTACCTCGTTTACCTGACGCGTTCCGCGTTACTTTCCCAAACCGTGATCGTGCGTATCAGGCGGACGAAACAATTGTGTATAACTACGGTAAAAATCAGTCTACTGCTACCGTGTTTGAAGAACTAAGTTTACCTGGTGTTACTAATGCGCTACAAGCTAAAAAGCTAGCACGCTGGCACCTAGCACAACTCAAGCTACGTCCTGAAGTATACACACTAAATGTAGACTTCGAGTACCTAGTATGTAACCGTGGTGACTTAGTACGCGTTAATCATGACGTACCACTATGGGGAACTGGTAGTGGCCGACTAAAGTCTGTTGGTGCTACTACACTGGACTTAACTGAGCCTGTGTATCTAACAACTGGGACAACGTATCAAGTTCGCATCCGTACTAATACCGGTGCTAGTGTGCTACGTACACTATCTCCAGCTACGTCTGGCTGGTACGATACTGTTACGGTTACAACTTCATTGGACGGTAGTGGTGTAGAAACCGATAACCTATTTATGATCGGTGAAGTATCTAAAGAATCACAAGAACTAATTGTAATTGGTATTGAACCAAGCTCTAATGTAACCGCACGACTAACGTTAGTGGATTATTCGCCACAAATTTACAGCGTAAATTTAACCAGTGAAGCTGAGCTACCTTCTTTTGACCCTAACATCTCCGGACGCAGTCCGGAAGTGTTGAAAAATGCTATAACAGTAGCACCAGTAATAACCGATGTTGCTAGTGCTAATGAATTTGCGGAAGAAATTAGCACAGGTATATATGAAAACTATGCTGTGGTTAGTTTCGCCGATTTTCCAGATCTAACACAGCAAGCAGAAATTATACAAGTTCAAGTAGTATTAGGCAACGGTGATTTTTCTAATTCAAATCTAGATAATCTATACGAGGCCAAACGGTTTACAGGTAGTATAAATATACGTGGATTACGTTCCTTAACTACATATAAACTACGTGCTAGATATACTAATGCTACTGGTAGTGTTAGTGGTCCGTGGTCGCAAGTTTATTATTTTGTTAATACTGGCAAAACTTCAAATTACTATGTGCCTCCAGTGCTTAATATGGATTTAGAGGGTACTTATATCGTGGCCAGTATACCAAATGAGTATATATTAGACGAAGAGTTTATTAATCTCTCAAATCCAAAAGATTTTAAGAGTTTTGAATTCCGACTATATAAAGATACTGGTATTGAAGATTTCTGGGATATAGAGCCCAATGAAGAAAATAATATTAAAGTACTGCGAGCGCCAAACATCGCTAGATTCAACCTATTAGATATACCTCCTCCAAGAATATCAGAATCAGGTATAACATATAGAGTAGCATGTCGCGCAGTAGACAATAATGAAAACTACGGAACTGTAAGTGCACTCGGCACAATAGTTGTTACAACCATAACATAAAGGATACCTATGTCAGTAAATCTATACCCTGGTATTAGAAAACTCCACCTAATCTATAGTACCAGGTATGACACTATTAGAACCGAAGATGTTCGTGACGACTTACTTGGTATACGTGTATGGATAAGTAAAACATCAGGTTTTGACCCTCAACTGCTAGTTTCTAAAGATTTTGGTATTGGCAGTTCAGTTAGTTTAGACGAGTTAGAGATCAATACATACTACTATGTGCGCTATGCGTTTATTAGTAAAATTGATCCCGATGTATACACTATTTCTGATGAACTTGTTGCAAAAACGTATGACGAACTTACCACTGTTTACGGCGAACTAACAAATGATCCTGTATTTCTACAGAATTTAGAAACCGGAGAAATTGACTGGAGCCAGGCTACAGGTATTTTTAGAGTCTGGGATGCTAGTTTAGAAGTAACCGGAACAGGCCCAGTTTATAGTATTATACCAAATACTGCCACTAACGGATTACAAGTAACTATTGATGCACAAACAGGTGTGTATAACGTAACAGGATGGGACACTGGCACCACAGTTGCCAGTGTGTCGTTTAGTGCCGAGTACTCCGGAGTTACTGTTATTCGTGACCTTAATCTAGTTTACGGTGTGGGGCAAGAAGCCCCACAAATTCGCATTAGTGCGTCGCCAGCAAATTTTATTTATCTAGATGAAAATGCTGTTTTAGCACAAACCACAAGTACTACTGTAACAGCCTTGCTATTTAATTTAAGTGGTATACCAACTTTCTTGATAAAGGCATATACTCGCGAAGGTATAGAAATACTTTCGCCTGTACAGTTTACGCAACAAGATAATACCATCACAATTACCAACCAACAATTTCATGTTAATAATACTATTGGTTACATAGTTGTTGAAGCAAGGATTGGCAATGTTTTTGATCAGCTTACCATAAATCGCCTAAATAATGGTACAAGTCAAATTACAGTAGAGCTTAGCAATCCGGTAGCACAGCTGCAGGCTGATGAAAACGGTGTTGTTGACCAGGGTGAGTATTTGGAATCCGGTACTCAGATACGAGTATATGAAGGAGCTCAATTATTACGAACAGATTTACAGGGTGTCCTAAAAGGTAGTTGGAGAATCGATTCAATTACAGGTGTTGGTATTGTACCAGAAGATCAACCAATAGTAGCTTTAAACTATGTTGAATTTCCTGAACACGCCAATATGACAACAGATACGGCCCATATAGACTATACGATTAGATATGTGACTCGTGCCGGATTAGTTGATACGCGTGTTGTACGTCAAAACTTGTCTAAAAGCAAACAAGGCGTAACTGGAGCCAGCGCACCTCAAGTTAAACTAAATTCTGAACGACTAGCCTTTGTCAAGCCTGCTAATGGTGATGTAGGAGATATTTGGCCAGAATATATTGATGTAGCAGTGAGCGTTAGCAATATTGATCCGCTTGTACCTGGTGGCGCATTAGAATACGATTGGCGTATTGACGGTATACTACAACCTACAGAAACCAATAGTTTTATTCGTATACCAAAATTTTCTACCCAAGTATCTAAAACTGTGGAAGTAAGTATAACTGGTCTGAATAGTTTTGGTGAAACAATTACGTTAACAGATCAGTGGACATTGTATTATTTACAAGAAGGTAGTGATGCATTAGTCGCCACAGTATCTCCAGATGTAAACGTAATTACTTGTGATAGCCAAGGAATTCCGGACGCAACACAATTTCCTTTGCTTTTAGATACCTTTCTTGTTCGTGGTATAGAGATTATTTCACCACAAAATATACTCTACCAACTACAAGACCTAGATGGTGTAGTTGCAACAATGGATACAGTTACACCAGGTCGTGTACGTGTAGTTGATGTTACTAAAAAGTTTGCCGGATTTACGTTGGCATTTACATATGCTGGTGTAACTTTATACAAACAAGTACGTTTTAATAAAACTGTAGATGGTGATAGTGCTCCACAAGTTAATTTAACTACAACTAATCAAATATTTACAACATTAAAAAATACCGGTCAAATAACTCCTGCTAATACTACTATTACAGCTACTGCACAAAATGTAGCAGATGCTGTATATACGTGGTATATTGATAATATACAACAGCCACAGTATCAAGATGATTTATCAATTGTTGTACCAGCCTTTAGTGATGCACGAAAACTGATTAAGTGTGAAGTAACTAGTACAGCAAATCCAGCACTTTTTGTATTCGATTTTATTTCTTTGTACAATGTCAAGGAAGGTGATGATACTCTAGTCCTTACTTTAAGCAATGAAAATCAAACACTAACAGCTGATAGTCTTGGCATAGTCGCAGCCGGTCAATATCCAATTACCTGTCAGATGGTATTGTTGAGAGGGTCGGAACTATTAACAAGTGGTGTAACTTACTCTATTGTATCGCAAACAGGAACCGATTCATCAAAGGTACTGTTAAGTAGTACAGGATCACTGAGTATTTCTAGTGGTGGAGTTATATCAGACTTTGCAGAAGTAGAACTCGCAGCTAGTATAGGTGATGTTACCCTTGTAAAAGTATTAACTTTAAGTAAGAGTCGTGAAGGGGCACCTGGTTTAAGCGGTATCAATACAGCTACTGTAGCACTATACGCAAAAAATACTAGTTCTAGTGCTCCACCTGCAGCTTTTAGTGGAACCTTTACTTATACATTTAGTACCTCAACACTAAGTGGTGGTACACTAAATGGCTGGAGTACTACAGCACCTAGTATTAGTAACGGTGAGTACTTATGGGTACGATATGCTACAGCAGCTAGTAGCTCAACAACTGATTCAATAGACTCTGCTGAATTTTCTGGAGCTGTTGTAACAAGTGTTGGGGGTGTTAACGGTACTAACGGTATCAATACAGCTACTGTAGCACTATACGCAAAAAATACTAGTTCTAGTACAGCACCTGCAGCTTTTAGTGGAACTTTTACTTATACATTTAGTACCTCAACACTAAGTGGTGGTACACTAAATGGCTGGAGTACTACAGCACCTAGTATTAGTAACGGTGAGTACTTATGGGTACGATATGCTACAGCAGCTAGTAGCTCAACTACGGATACTATAGACTCTGCTGAGTTTTCTGGAGCTGTTGTAACAAGTGTTGGGGGTGTTAACGGTACTAACGGTATCAATACAGCTACTGTAGAACTATACGCAAAAAATACTAGTTCTAGTACAGCACCTGCAGCTTTTAGTGGAACAGCAACATATACCTTTAGTACTAATAGCTTAACAGGACTAACACTAGGTTCCTGGACTAGATCAGCCCCTAGTATCTCTAAAGGAGAGTATCTATGGGTTAGACAAGCAGTAGCTAGTTCCAGTACTAATACCGATACTATTAGCATAGGTGAATGGAGTACTGCAACTATAGTAGGTATTGGTGGGTTAGACGGCGAAATACCTAATATAGATAATCTAATAGATAAAACTGCAAATACTATATTAACAGGGTCTATACAGCCTAATGATAGTGGTAGCTTGAAAGTAGGTAGTATCACTTGGAATAGTTCTACCGGAGCAATTACTGGAGGTAGTGGTTTAGCTATTACTTCACAAGGGTTAATAGCTGCAAAAAATGGTGTAGCTACCGTAACTGTCGGTATAAATGGTGATGCGATTTTTTCCGGTAGTATTATCACATCAGGAGATTCTTCATTTGAAGGCAGAAGCACTTCTACACAACTAACCTTAATTAATACTCAAGTTTACGACGTAGACTACAGTTCTAGAGCATTAGCACTAACAAACCCCTTTAGTTCAAGTAGTGTTAGAGCCGGGTTTCTTGGACAGGCAGGTGCTAGTGCAGCCTCTGTAGCGTATAATGTCGGCGTAATGGGTATAGGTACTCAAACTGATAAAGGCATCGGAGTACTAGGACAAGGAACCATAGTAGGCGGATACTTTAGCTGTTCCCAATCCACAGGGATTGCGGTTAGGGCTATTAATTCCCACGCTTCAGGGGGTATAGCTGTGGAGTGTGCCGGTAGATTGAAGTGGGGTAACTATACATATACTATTCCAGATGGTAGTGTTACCAAGTACATGAGAGCAGATGGAACATGGATAGAAGTAAGCTCACTTTACAGCTCCAGTTCCGTTTCTATTAGTGGAGGAAGCACTGCTACTATTGAAAATCGTAGTGGTAGCCTCCCAGGTTCGAAATGGTTTTTCGGACCTGATAGCGGAGGCAACTTTCTAGTATATAATAATAACTCGGTAGGTATGTATATAGCTAGTGGGGCCCAGAGCTGGTCTGCTGGCTCCGATGAAAGCTTAAAGGATGAAGTAGGGTTAGTTGCAGACAATGCTTGTGCAAGGATACGTGGATTAATTCCAAGATACTTTACATTTAAACAAGACGTACGAAAAAAGGTACATATTGGATATTTTGCGCAAAATGTAAAAGACTACATTCCAGAAGCTGTAATACCTTTACCCAACCTACCTCAAGATTCTCAAGACCTATTAGCAATTACACCTGACACAATTCATGTTCACCTTGTAAAAGCAGTACAAGAACTAATTGATGAAAACGAAATGTTAAAACAAAAAATTGATGTAGCTTTACTGAAATTGGCGGTTTTAGAATCTAAGGATGTATAATGAATTATAAAGAACAAGACATTATTGGTACAATGTGGAGACGTTGTCATGAAATACATATTTATAATTCGCTAAATTCAAGCGACAAGTGGATTAGGTTTGATGAACAAGACATTATACCGCTTCAAGATACACAAATAACTAAATACGTTGGATATATATATCTAAAAAATTTGATCCAGAGGCCAGTTTTCCTATTCTAGATCCAAGTACAGGTCTTGAAACCGGCAAAACTGCAACACATTTATATTTATATAACATACTATATTCTTTATATATAAAAACTGCTGTAGAGCGTGATACAGCTGAATTAAGCCAACCTAACGTTGGTGTCAATATATCGCAATAGACATATTACAATACAATATAATAAGTACTAATAATCCTGCCCATGAAAATGGGCAGGGTATTTTTTGCATTGACAAAAACATGCCCTTATGGTATAATATACAAAAATGTTTATAAGTGTCTGCAAAAGCTCTAATCAAGCAGCAGACAGTTATAATCGGCATAACATAGATTATAAATCGCAGAAATATTTATATTACTGCTAGTATAGGAGACTGTAAAATATGGAAGTAGATAGCAATACAGTACTACAAACTATCTCTGTGGTGGCATTAGCAGTAATTGCACTAGTATTTGGTATAAAAAAACTTATGAAGGACTGGCTTATATCAAGTACTGAAACTAGTGTGCTAGAATTAATGCATGAAGAACTTAACCGCATGAGTGCGCAAAACCTTACACTTAGCAAAGAATTAAGCAAGCTTCAACAAGAAATAATTCAGTTAAATACGCAACTTCGTAAATTATGTATTGAAAATGACAAGCTACAAACAGAGGTAGTAGCTTTGACTAATCAACTAAATGCCTTTAAACAACTAGCTATATTACAAGAAGCTAAGGAGGCAGCAAATGCAGCCAGCTAAAATTAACTATAAAATGTATCAAGGCAGCACATTTGAAGAAACGTACAGATGGGAATCATTAACAAAGGTTTATGCACCTATCAGCAACATATCTAAAAGTGCTCCTTGTGTAATTACCACAAGTAACAATCACGATATGCCAACTAATTGGAGATTTAAAGTAGTTGGTGCAGGTGGTATGAAAGAAATAAACAGTGTAGGAGATGGGTACTATATTGGTACTTCTACAACAAACGATACTATCACAATAAATCAAGTTAATAGTTTGCTTTACTCAGCATATACTAGTGGTGGAGTAGTTGAGTATAATATGCCAGTACCTATAGCCAACTACAAAGCTAGAATGCAAATAAGAGAAACTGTAGATAGTCCTGAGGTTATCTACGAAGCTACTAGTGATAGTGGTCAAATATTAATAGACAATGTTCAGAAAGTTATCACAGTACGGCTTTCCGCCAATACTACTAGTCAATTTAATTTCGTAACAGCAGTATATAGTGTAGAGCTGTATACTGCAAATGAAGTAGTACCTTTCCTAGTAGGTAATCTTACTCTAGTGCCGGAGGTAACAAGATGACCAAGATAGTAGTGACATCATGTGATAATGGCACGGTTATTGTAGAAGATAAAAAAGCTACAACTGTAGTTACTGGACTTATGCCGCCTCCTCAAGCTATATCAGTTAGTAATTTAGCGGATATAGACCTTACAAACTTACAGAATGGTGGTGTACTAGTATATGATAGCGCCACACAAACCTGGACAGCAACTAACAAGTTAGAAAATCAAATTTTCGAAGCTGGTCAGTTCTAAGGAGAATTTTAAATGAGTTCAATATTAAGAATTAAGCGCAGCGAAGTTAGTGGGAATCCAGCAGTATTAGCCGCAGGTGAGCTAGCTTACAGTGCTTTAGCCGATAATGGTAGTAATGGTGGAGACAGACTATACATCGGTATGGGTACAGAAACGGCCGGCAACGCCGTTAACCACGTTGTAATCGGAGGTAAATACTTTACTGACATGATTACAGCCGCTACTAGTTTAGCAACACCGAATACTTTGGCTAAGCGTGATGGTAGTGGTAATTTAGCAGCTAATATTACTGGCAATGCTGACACGGCGACTAAACTGGCCACAGCTCGTAACTTGAGTTTAATTGGTGATGCCTCAGCAACACTAAGCTCTTTTGACGGTAGTGCTAATATAAGCGCTGCAGTAACATTAGCTACAGTTAATAGTGATGTGGGTACGTATGGTAACACTACTACTGTACCTGTAATAACTGTCAACGCCAAAGGTCTTATTACCGCCGTAAGTACAGCCTCTATTAGTATAGCTACGTCATTGAATATTGCTGGTACTACTGGCACTGATTCAGTTACTCTTGGTACTGATACACTAACTTTTGCCGGCGGTACTGGAGTAACCACTACTGTAACAAATAATCAAGTAAGTTTTGCAATCGGCCAAGCTGTTGGAACAACTGACAATGTAACCTTTAATAATGTCACTGTTAATGGTTCCTTAAACAGTGATGACATTACTTCTACAAATATTAATATATCTGGTAATGCTGTAATTACAGGTAATTTAACAGTTCAAGGAACAACAACCACTGTTAATTCTACAGAAGTATCAGTATCTGATATTAATATTTTACTAGCAAAAGACGCTGCAAACTCTGCTCAAGCCAATGGTGCGGGTATTACAATCGGTGGGGCTGCTGCTACGCTCACTTACACAAGCGCAGACGATCGTTGGAATTTAAACAAAGATTTAAATGTTGCTAACGTGTATGGTGCATTAAAAGGTAATGCTGACACCACAACTAAACTAGCTACAGCACGTAATTTAAGTTTAACTGGCGATGCCACAGCAACACTAAGTTCTTTTGACGGCAGTACTAACGTAAGTGCAGCACTAACATTAGCTACAGTTAATAGTAATGTAGGCAGCTTTGGTGACACTGTAACAGTACCAACTGTGACAGTAAATGCCAAAGGTTTGATTACTGCAATCAGTTCTGCTGCAATTCCAACAGCAAGCACTTCCGTAAAAGGGTTAGCACAGTTTGATATTAATCAATTTACAGTAACATCAGGTTTGGCTACAATTAGTGCTATTGATGGTGGTACATACTAATTAATTTACCGTGCTTATATAAGCAAGAAAGGTAGCCGTATGGCAAAAATAACAGTAAAACGTAGCAGTGTAGAAGGAAAAGTACCTCTTACTACAGATTTGGATTTAGGAGAGTTTGCTGTTAATACATATGACGGCAAACTTTTCTTAAAACGAGATAATGGTATATCACAGTATATTGTAGAAGTTGGCGGCAATCAGGGTTTTTATGTAAAAAACCAAACCGGCTCATCAATTAGCAAAGGCACATTAGTTGGTTTTGTAGGTACAGTCGGCAGCAGCGGTAAGCTGCTGATCGCACCATTTTTAGCAAATGGCACAACACCCAGCGAATATTTTATGGGTGTTGTATCAGAAACTATACCTGATGGTGGCGACGGCTTTGTAATAGATCACGGAACAATCTATAACTTAAATACCTCCGCCTGGGCTGCTAGTACTGTACTGTATGCAAGCGCAACTACTGCAGGTGCCTTTACGTCAACTATGCCGGCTGCGCCTAATAACAAGATTACTGTTGCTGCTGTAGTTAACTCGCATAGTAGCGCAGGTGTACTACAGGTCCGAGTTAGCCTAGGTAGCAAACTACAAAATGACGAATTAGTACAGCTAAGCTCATTGTCTAGTGGAGATACACTAGCGTATAACGCAACTACTAGTAGATTCGAAAATTCACAGTTAAAAAGAATAAATAATACCAGTCTACTAGGAAGCGGTAACATTACTGGTGCCTCAATTTTAAATCTGGTAAAGATAGCGGTTATAGGAGATTCTCTTAGTGCGCAAAATCCCGCTAGAACAGGACATTGGGTTGAGTATTTAAGCAACTATATAAATCAATTTGGTGATCGCTGCGAGTTTACAGATTTGGCAAAAGGCGGTAGTACTTACTATACCGCATACACTAATGCCTTGTACGGTAGTAATACTATGGTACAGGAGTGTATTGAACAAAACCCAGACATAGTTATTGTTATGTTAGGGCTAAACGATGTAGCAAGCGGAAGAACTCAAGCACAAATTATCGCAGACAGTACTAGCTTATATCAGGCCCTACGCAACGGACTACCTAACGCAAAAATAATATACGGCAGTGAGGTGTGGTACGATAATGTTAATTTCACGCCAACCACCTTAAAAAACAAAGGTGTAATTCCTATTAAATGGACCCTAAACTCCAGCGGAATTTTAGCAAACTGTTTTACCAGCGAAATCGCGGATAACTCTGTGTCTAGTACAATACAAACTCAAGCCACAAATTGGGTAGCACTTGACACCAGTATTAAAGCGCTGTCAACTATAAACGGACACTTTACTTACAACCATTGGAAAGTGGGAAGACTGGGGCTGTTTATACCTGACGGATTACATCACAATGCTGAAGGGTCTAAACTAATTGCAAACGACGTAGCGTACGGACTGTTAGCAAACTCAAGCATTAGTACACTATTACCTAATTTTTATTCCAACGCAGGGTCTATATTAGGCACGTCAGCAAGCACGTTTGAAACTGTGCTAACTTCTAGTGGTGACGGGTACACTACGGTTAGTGGCGGCGATCACGATATTGTAACCTTTGAATCAGGGAATTTCCGTAAGTACAATCCAGATAACTGGTTTATGCCGTATAAAGGCAAGATACAAGTAACAAATCCAACAGCTACACTAGACACCGCGTCGTATATAAAAATATCATTTACAAATGTAGCACCTAACACAGAGATATTTAAGAGTATTAATGGTGGAAGTTACACCACAACTAGTACTACTACTGACTTTACTGGAAGTGCTGACTCGTTACTACCTGGAAGCGAGTTTGGACTAACAGGCACATACGTAATGCGCTTTAAAGTTGGTTCAGAAGTTTACGGTCCAGTTACAATAACCATTCAACCATCTACTGGAACAGGTTCTGACGGTGTTGTATACGAAACCGCACCAACAATTGCAGGACTAAGAGAAGTACGGGTAGCTTTAGGTGACAGCTCTATTAATCTAACGGCTGGTAATGTATTTACAAAAACCATAACTGCAAATACTACATTTACTGTAACAAACATGGCCGCAGCAGGAACAACTCACAGTTTTGTGTTAGAGTTAACAAATGCTGGGGCTTACGTTATTACTTGGTGGACTGGAATTACGTGGCCCGGTGGTGTAGCACCAACCTTAACAGTTAGTGGACGTGATGTATTGGGCTTTTATACACACGATGCTGGACTTACTTGGACAGGATTTATACTGGCAAAGGATGCAAAATGACATCCAGAATTCTACTGGGAAGTTGGACCAGGCTAACAACGTGGACTAGTAGCTGGACTACCAGCTGGAGTACTACAAAAACCACTACAGTTAGTACCAGTCAGTCAACTAGTCAGGCAACTAATACTAGTTGGGCAACTAGTTGGAATACTAGTTGGACAACGGTGTGGAGTACAACAAAAAGCACTACCCAATCAACAACACAAGTAACAAGTCAATCAACAAACACCAGCTGGTCAACCAGCTGGACCACAGATTGGGCTACCAGCTGGAGTACTACAAAAACTACTACAGTTAGTACCAGCCAGTCAACTAGTCAGGCAACAACGACAACCTGGACCACTAGCTGGAACTCTGCATGGACTACAAGTTGGAGTACTACAAAAACTACTACAGTTAGTACCAGCCAGTCAACT